ACGTACAAAAGAGGCGTTAGCGAGAAAAAAAGCAGAAGGGGCAATGCTCGGACATTGTCGTGGCTTTCGTTGTAGACTTAATCCCAAATGTGCCAACAAACATGATTATATAGTAAAAGAATTGGCTAAAGGAACAGAAAAAACAGTTATATCTAAAAGATTGAAAGTATCAAAAACTACATTATACCGTTATCTCGTTTATACGGGGCTTCATTTACCTATAAACTGCAAACAAGAAGGGTGGGAAGAGCATGGCATCTATCATTGACAACGCTAAATAAAAAGAAAGAGATTGATATATGATTTTTTTGGGAAAAATAAACAACAAATCATGTGTGTTTGTTCCAACACTTGATTCTGCAAAAGAGTATATTAAAGATTTTACAAAATCAACCATTGCAGAAGTACCTATTGCGATGGTTAATGAGTATAACAGATATTTTATTACTTCTTCTTGCCGATTGTTTTTTACACGTCATGTTTCAAAACGTTTTTCTATAAATGAAAAAAAAATAGAACAATCAAAAAACGGAAAATATCCAATTGTAAGACTGTCTATTGGGCATAAAAAGGAAATATCTCGTAAGCTTTCCCTTGTGATGTACAACGCATTTGTTAGAAAGGAATGGAGCGAGGTAGAGCCTAAACACATAGATAGAAATCCTTTTAATTGTTCTATTTCAAACCTTATCGACGAAAGGGTGTTGGAAAACCACGAAATTAAAGATATGGAGTTGCAATCCTTTCCAGAACGCTTTACAAAAGTATCTGACATATTATTATACCTTTATGGATATAAAATAAGTAGGGAAGACGCTGAAGATATTGCTGCAAACGCTTATATAGAGACTTACTGCAATAACTCTCTTCAAGCCAAACATGCAAACAACAAATGGTTAAAGACGGCAAAGCATAGAGCACTGGATTTTATTGAGCATAATAAACATGTCAGATATATCGAACCCATAGATTTATGCAAATGGAGATGCGAATGCCACCAATACTACGGAGAAAAAATAGATATAATATCCTTAGTTGAGGGGAATAGGGCAAAGACATATTTACGATATTATTTACAAGGATATACTCCAACCGAAATAGCACATGAATTTAACACAACAAGGTCAAATGTAGCTTCAATAATTACAAAACAAATTAAAAGAATAAAAATTAAATTACAAATATGATATAAGGATGTACTGGAACGAATTAAAGAGAAAGGAGATTGATTATGGAAATAAAGAACGGAATAATAATAGACGGGGTGCTACATGAGGGTATAGTTATGAGAAATGCCCATTGTGACGGATGCTCATTGATAGCAATTTGCCACGAAATACGTGGTAATGATGCGTTATGTGCTATAATAAATTGTGACAAGTTTGTCAATCGTGGCAAGGCAACTGTTAGATTTTCTCGTGAAACGTCCGAAAACACTGGGAGTATTTATCGTAATGGAGTAAAGATAGAAAAGGAGAAGTAACCATGACCGAAGAATTTATAATATTTGAAACGGCAAAGCTATTGAAAGAAAAAGGCTTTGATTGGAAGTGTGAACGTACGATAGATTGCAATGAAATTATTAGAAAATACGACCATCCGCAAAGTATGTCATGCTGTACAGAAATAAATGGCGAATTAGTTGAATTTTTGTGTCCAACATTATATGTAGCCCGAAAGTGGCTACGTGAAACCAAGAAGCTACACGTTGAAGTATCCTATATGTATGGGGATTATTGGATATACGATATACTAACAATACCGAATCATGATTTAGTGGGATTATCCGACAGGCCTTTAGTGCATTATAAAAGCTATGAGGAAGCACTGGAAGCCGGCATGCAGGAAGCATTAAAACTTATATAACTATGGCAAAAGTGTTTATAACCAAATACGCCTTAACAGAAGGCATTAAAGAGATAGAAACAGACGTTCGTAAAAATGAAGTTGGAAATTATGAATACGTACTTTACGGCAATTATTCTTTCTTTCGTATAGGGAGTGATGCGTTCACTGATAAATCCGAAGCCTTAAAGAAGGCGGAAGAAATGAGGCAGAATAAAATTGCTTCCCTTCGTAAACAGATTGAGAAACTTGAAAAGCTATCTTTTAAAAGTGAGGAGAATTGATAATGAAAGCAAACCTAATCTTTTTTCTTGCGATATTCATCATATCAGCATTATTTATCGGACATTTCCGGTTGACATTTTCACCGTTCAGCATATCACTCCCTTATTGGCATAGGGCTGTCGGAGTTGTTCTTATTGTTGTAGGCTGTTCGGTATACAATATAGGAGAAAATATATCCGGCTATAAGAAAGGACTGGATGAAGGCATAGAAATAGTTTTGAAACGATTACAAGAAAGATACAATGAAAAAGATAATGTTCAACGATGAATGCGGCTTAACCCAAGCTGTATTGGATGGTCGGAAGACTATGACGAGAAGGGGCTGCAAGTATGACAGACCAAATGAAACTTATGATATTGTATTCCCCGTTTTTGAACCAAATGATTACGATAATGACGGGAATATAGTATCTCCATTAAATTATGCTTTTGGTTGGAAAAACGACAAAGGAGACTTTACAGGTTGGAATATTCCTCAGTACAAAGTCGGCGAAGTGGTTGCCGTTGCGCAATGTTACAAAAGTTTAGGTATGAATCCCGAAATCGCACTTGATGATAAAGACGGAATAGGATTTTATACTAAAACAAAATTTGCACCCGGTTGGAAAAACAAGATGTTTGTCCGCGCTGACCTTATGCCACATCATATCCGCATTACCGACATCAAGATAGAACGGTTGCAAAACATTTCCGATGAAGATTGCTTGAAAGAAGGAATTTACAAAGGACAATGCGGAAGTGCAGATACACATTTTATGGATGTTTATTATTATAAAGGAGACATTCAACCTTATTGCACCCCTCGTGGAGCCTTTGCCGCCCTCATAGATAAAGTATCCGGCAAAGGGGCGTGGGAATCCAACTCCTATGTATTTGTTTACGAATTTGAATTAGTCGATTGATATGGATTACATAAGATTAAATATAGGCACTTTAAACAAATGTTGCTCTAACTGCAAATTTGCAAAAGAAGCGTTTGACAGTCAATTTGCGAAGTGTATATATCATCGTTTTTATCCCTTTAAACAATTTGTATGTAATAACCATGAATAGAAAAGAATACCAGGAACACTGCAAGCATTACAGCCCGTAAGTGGGCAATGCTATAAAAAGTCGTTCATATCGGGAATAGCAAACAATGTGCATGTGAACATGAGATGTGACGGGAAATGTCCCCGTATGAGGAATTATGATAAGAGAAACGGAGTATTAACAGATAAAGAAAGAACAGATGAATCTAAATGAACTGCGCGACCGCGCCTATAAAACCGCTTGCGACCACGGTTTCCATGATGAAGAATTGAGTAATGAACACTGCCTTTGCCTTGTCATTAGTGAACTGATGGAAGCGGTGGAAGCGGACAGAAAAGGGACGCAACCCAACATAATGCAATTCGAGAGAGGTATTTCATATCCTATGAACGATTTTAAGCAGGTGTATGATTATTGCATTAAAGGCACTGTAGCAGAAGAACTTGCCGACGCCACTATACGCCTGCTTGATTTGTGTGGATTGCGTAAGATAGACATTGGTGATTTTTTAGATGAAATTATATCCGAAGAAGCAAAAAGATACAATGGTGAAACCTTCACAGAAAGCATATATGCTATCTCTACAATTCCAATACGGTGTGAATATGAATATGATTTTTTGTTTAATGAACAAGTGAACGGTATGTTGTTAGGCATTATTGGGCTTGCCAAGTATCTCAACATAGACTTGTTTTGGCATGTGGAGCAGAAGATGAGATACAATGAATTGAGAGAAAACAAACATGGAAAGAAGTATTAATCATGGAAATAGCAGAACTGATAATTAAAATATCCATCTCCCTATTCAATGCCATTGCATTGGGAATTGTCTTAATCATGGTTGGCAGATGGCACAGGCGAATGGAGAACAAACTGGATGAAATAAGAGAATACGCCCGTAGGGTTTCCGACCGTAACGATGTGGTATATATGAACCAGCTCCAATGGTTGAAGAGCAAGCTGATTGAAGAAGAACGATACGAGGAAGCTAATAAAATCAACAAGTGTATCGAGAATGAGTTTAATAAATTAAAAAATAGGGAATTGTGATTATGAAAGAAATAGAAATGTATCCGGGTGTAAACATTGACTATGCATACGAACAGTTGAAGAAATATAAGCAAGAAACAGGAGAAGATTGTTACTGTAAATTTAATGATAAAGAGCTGTATTCAAGTGAAACACTTGATGAAATGTATTTGAAGGTCACGAGAAAGACGAAGGCTAAGTTCGATAAAGATTTGCAGGATGAACATAACGAATACCTGCGAAAGGAAGCTGAGTTCCATGTCAAAATCCCACAATTAATTATAGAATACCGGCAAAGAGCACGTGGCATTATTCCAGATAAACATCTTGAATATTGGGATAAGATTGTTCCTATACGATTGAATGACCTTTATAAAGGGATTGAACTCGATTGTTTGTTGGAACTTATATCCGAACTCAATACAGATAAACCTAAAGAGGAACGTTTTAAGAACTGCTTGCAAATGTTCATCAAACAAGGACATAGCGGCATGAGTGCCGGTCTTATGTTTAGCGGGCTTTATCGGTTCCATGACTTAGGAGCCCAATTAGTCGATTACATAAAGTAACATTGAACATGAAAAGCAATAAGGATGGATTATGAAACGTGAAATAAAATTCAGAGGGAAAAGTACCAACAATGGCAAATGGGTATATGCCGTGTTAACCAAAGTATTGGTTTGGTTACACATGGCAAGCTGGTTCTCATAGCCCATTGTGGTAATGGCGTTCTGCGTCTTGCAGCAGCAATCTGCCAATTGTGTGAGAACAGCCTGATTGCCGGACTGGAATGCGTTGATGATTTGCTGGGTAGACATGCCCACCTGATTGCCCACATTGGCGATAAGTCCTTGAATGTTACACAAGGCGCTTTGCAACTGCTGGGTAGAGCAGTTCAAAGAAGAGGCAAGCTGATTGATGGCGTTACCGTTACCCTGAATGGCTGACATCAGGTATTCACGACCCACATCACCGTTAAGCTCGGCAGGCAGACCGCCGCCATTGCCAAAGCGGTTACCGAAGCCGTTACCGCCCCAACAGAACCACAAAAGGATAATCCAGATGAACCACATTCCGCTTCCACCCCACATGTCTTGGTTGTTACGTCCTTGGTTCAGTAAAGCGAGAAGTCCGGGGTCTACACCCTTGCTTCCCATCAGGTTGGGTAGCATAGCCATAATGTCAAATTTGCTTCCGCCATTACCGCCGTTACCGTCCTGATTAAAAACGTACGTTCGTTCCATAGAGATTTATATTTATACTAATTACGGTCAATATCAACCGCATCACAAAAGTATAAATACGCAATCTGCCATGAAATCAATTGTTTCCCAACGACTTCTTTATATTTTCCCAATATATTCTCAACATTTTCCCACCTTCCATGCGCTCCTGGAAATTGGAAATCATGTAGTTTATCGCACGCTTGGTCTTATGGATTTGTAAGGCTATTTGAGACGGATACATGCCCCTTTCAACCAACAGCCGAACAAGCAGATAGCGGGCGTCTACGGTCTCCGTATCCTTATCCGAAGATAGTATTCGATTGACTGGAATTTCCGTCTCCTGCGAGACGAGATTAAGTGTTTCGGCAAAGATTTCTGACTTACACATAGTTTTTCTGAATTTTATATCTATCTTTGCCCTGCCACATAAAATATTTGATTCTATACGAACAAAGCACAAGATACCGTGTTGAAGATATTTAAGCCTCCAACGTGCGGTATCTTATGCTTTTTCAAATTTTTATGTGGCAATAATTATTTGAACGTTGGGGGCTTTCTTTCTACTCTAAGCCCCGAAAGAGCGCCAGCGATAAGCCGACTTCTACATCGTTAATTTCCTTCTTATCTTTATGGTGAGCCAAGCTATCACGAACAAAATACAGGTTAGATTTATCGAAAGACTGGCGCCGCCGTAATTGATTTTAAACTTCTCCCACCATGACAACTCTTTTTCTACTGGATAAGGCTTTGGTACTTCAACTCTTCTTATCCTTTCGATGAAATACGGTATCTTGACTGTTACCGTTGCATGAGGGTAAATGCCCAATGAATGGTTCAATATACCATTGCTCCATGAAGCGTAGCTGTAGGCATACGGGTTATGAAGGAATGATGTTGTATCGGAAACCGATACGCTGTCCTTGTACGGTATCAGCTTCTCTTGAAATGTAGTGTCATGGTAGATTATGCTGTCGAGAACTTTTGTCTCAACGGGCATATAAACAGTCCTCGTTCTGCAAGAGCACACGACCAGCACAAGCAATATTACATACAATAATCTTTTCATATTTTTTTCCAATTATCCTTTAACCAAGTAATTTCATCTTCGGTAAAGCTGCGGTCGGCGATGATGATTTTGCCGTGGCAGCCAATATATATATCTTGCGGCTTATTATTAATATTTTGTTGAGCAGCTCCAATAATCAGAACATCAGTATCATCTAATAAACCTGATTCGATTCCGATACCGTTATACGAGTTCTTTGTTTGATATACAATGCCACTGTCTGCAAATATTATACTATTAGTTCTTCCAAAACTAAGAGCCTGATTGGCTCTAAATTCAAACTCAAATGCCCCTAAATTATCTCCGCTTCTGTTTCTTTTACCTATAAAACAAGAAACGGAACGAATATCAAACCACGTCCTATCCGCCATCACCGCGTAATCCGTTAATATAGGGAAACCGTAGCAGACGGCGTACATCATGCCGTCGTAGCAGAGCTGGTTAGGGTAGTCAGGGATTTGGGTAATAGTTATATCTACTGTTTCTTCATTCTTAATAATAGCAAAACCGTTCCACGTTTGACTACTATTACTCTCTGAAAATGGCAATACATACTCTCCGTCTTGTTTTATTTCAAGTATCTTCCGAACTGATTCTTCGTAGTAGGCATATTGAAGTATATTAGTAGATAGTCCTTCAATAATCACTTTCATAGATTTCGTTTCATTTGCGCCTTTCGTAAGAATAGTAGTATTAGTATCATTAGAGTATTTCCAATTAAAACTATTAGCGCCTAATTCGTAAATACCTTGAATTTTACTCCATGTAGTAAAGTCCTCTTGATAAACTCCCATTCCGCTATTCAGATTCCCCTTACCGCCGTACAGATAGGCGTGGTTGCCGTTGCCGCTAAGGTCTTTTAGGATTGATGTAGGGAGTTGGGTTATAATGATGTTACAATCACCTGTTTTATTAACAGCAAAAGCAATATATTTGTTATTAGAAGAAACTTTATATACACCATCAGTTTTAATAGTTTGTATTAAGCTATTGGCATTTCTAACTAAAAGATAAGTTTCATTAGAAACTCCAGTAACTTTAATAACTAAATCAGAAAAAGGTTCAACTTTATCTTCTATAAGATTATTAGTACCTGTTTTCACATTAGTTATATTAAGAGTATTAGCAGTAATGACTAAAGTTGCCCTATCAGTATGATATTTCCACGTGGTAAAGTCCTCTGCATAACTCTCTATCACATCATAGTTAGTCATACCTTGCTTCGCGGGGTCATAGATAGCCTTGATAGATTCTTTTAAACCTTTCGGCCATACAAGACCACCGCCCGAAGCAGAGGGGAAGCCGACAGACGGGATGCCGATAGTAGGCAATCCGATTACGGGGATGGTGATGTTGGGGATAGTGATTGGGGTCATAGGCTATTCCTCTTTAATCATCTTAGCTTCTAATACTTCTGAAGAGCTTCTGATTGTAATGTTTATACCATTCGCTATCCCTACGATGCGGAAATTACATTAGGCGCACCGCTATTCTGGGATGCATTGGGGTAAAGAGGAACAGGCTCCAAATCATCGATTCCCGCAAAGGCGGTAACTAACCCGCCCTTATTCTTTATCTGTATGGTAACTGGATTGCCGTCGCTGACAAATGTTGCGTAATACGCATTCTCGCTTTCGTTCTTTTCAAATGATAAAATTTCTGCTGCCATGATGTTTACTTTTTAGAGTTTCAATACTTGGTTCCTGTTGCCTTCCCTTCGGTGACTGACGTGTACCCATGAGAAGTTTTCCTCATCAATGACCTGGTCGAAGGGAAGCTTCAATTCTTGTATAAGATTGAACAGCCTTTTGTTCTCTTTCGGGGTATTCGGAGTACCGACAATATCAGCAGCACATCCATTCATGTGGTCGCTTGTTTTAGAGCCGCCTACCGCCTTATTCAAAGCAGGACAACGGTATCCGCTTGTTACTGTGATAGGCTTGCCGTAAGCCTCTCTTAACGGGTCGAGAACATTGTCAACCAACGCTTGTGCATTGGGAAGCAGTTCTTTCGGTAGTCTGTTATCTATAGCTTTCTTATCAGCCGTTTCGCTTTTAATCAGTTCTGCAATTGTAAAGTATCTCATACTATTTCTCCTTTCTAAAGTATTTGTCATAAACCACACGAGCCACCCAACCGACAACAGCGCCGACACCGAATGACACAACAGTAGTCAAGTTTACCCAAAACGGAGTGTAGTGCATGTAAAGCATAACTCCCACGATGATAGCGATAACAATCGCTGCGATAATCAATTTCTTTTTCATTTTGTTACTCCTTTCTCTCATTCAAATTATGATAAAATTCCAATCTTATATTTGCATAAGCCGATTCAACATTCGTATAAGCTCTTCCGTTGTTTTCCCCGGCTTCATTGTATATTTCAGCCTCTATAACTTTAGTAACCTGCTCAATCCACTTTCTTTCCGTGTACTCCGATAGCTTATTTCCATGATACGTAAAGCAGTCGAATTTACTATTTCTATCCTCGTGAAGATTTGTTAGTAATCCGCGTATCTTCTTTGCGGTAGCCACTTTATCAGCGATATGGTTTTCTGTACGAACTTTCTTAATAATACGGCACACTTTTTCTACAGAGAGGTCGAAGAATACATTTGATATTGTCTTGATGCGCAATTGCGTTTCCGGCATAAGCCCCTCTGCAATTCTTTTCATGACATGGTTGTTCTCCACCATTTGTTTGTTCAGGTCTTCAAGCATATCTTTATGCGAAGTCATTACGTCGTTAATTACTTTCATAAACCAACGGAAGCAGACCACCATAAGAAGTGCTGACAATACAAGGAAAAAGCCTGCGGTTATAGCCATCATTCCGAAATCACTAATACCCTTTCCTGTTTGAAGGGCTGCGTTTACAACATCTGTATTCATCTTATCGTTACTTTTACAATTATCCTTATCTTTGTGCCGTTCACAGCGGTATGTAATTACCGCTATCCCCGTTTTGCTCGTGAGAGTAGGACGGGATTTTATATTTTTCCGTAATAATGGAGCCACGCTCCCCACTTCCGCTCTTTCAAATAGTTTGGATTGTCTTGGTTAAGTTTGGCTTCCATCTCAAACGCACTCGCACGGTAAGCGTTGGCGTTCACTTTGCCGCCACCTATCCGTTCATCCGTGAACAAGTGGTACACAAGACTGATGAACCACTCCACGCCATACAGAATGTAATAGAACAGCGGGATAAGGAGCAACCACCACGCACTGACATGGAACGCCAACAATACGGACGGGATAGCCGCTATCTCCATGCACTCGAAGAACTGTTTCTGATGTGTACGCTCATGGCGTTCTGTCTCAGCGGTTATCTCTTTCAGAATGGATAGGATGAAGCCGAAGAGCATGATTGTATGATAGCTGCCAAAGAGTATCAGTTTGGCTAATTTGCTGTTGTAATAGATTGTTTTCATATCAAATAGCATTAAATATTAATATCGCGGTGAAATACGTTGTAAAGTCCAGGCAACTATCCTCATATAAAACCGTAATGTCTGTAAAATATACTTTAGGATAATTAGAACCATTTTCTACATAGGCACACAAACATCTAACGTCTATATCACCGTAATTATAAACGTTGTGATCCATCGCCTCTATATCTATCGAGTATCATTCTATGTGGCGTGCAGGAATAACAGTTGGAATGCCTTCTCTTTCAAGAGTTATTCCATCATTATCACTAAGATTAGCAATCAAAATTCTACCTTGATTACCTTGATTTATAAAATCCGGTGCAATGGTAATTTCTTTCAGTAAATTTTCCACTCCGCCACCCAATATTTCAGTACTACCCACAAACAGCCCAGCTCCAGCCGAACCAACTCTAAGATTACTATTTTCGTTACTCATAATTGTTGTTTTAATCGGTTATACAATATACTGTATTGGCATCCTTAGAGCCAAGAGCCTCGTATTCGGCGGCGGTTTTCTTGGTGATGGTGGTGAGGTTGTCGGAAGTAATAACATCTGTAATTACAATCTTATTGTTATTGCTTGTTTCCGATACATCATAGTAGTATATATAGCAATACTTTAATGATGTCATGTAGCCAAAAGTAAACAGTAATGCGTAATATCCATTTCCTGCTTCTGCCAAGCAATACTGAATATTTGCATTTATGATATAACCAAACCAAGCTCCAGTCGTATCGTCAAAATGTCTTGTACTAAATCTAAGGTCTGTATATTTTCCATCAGAATAACCCTCAACAAAACTTCTAAAATTACCAAATAATTCGTCAGCTAAATCCTGTACGGTTTCTCCTGTTATGACAGTGTTATTAATCCATTTATTGATAATAGTACCGTCTACGTCTCTAACAAAAATTTTATCATCAACGTATTTCTTTGTCGCCGGATGATAAGGCTCCGTAGGGGTGAACGATGAAGTGTTGGTCTTGGTGAGGACGTCACCAGTAAACACAAATTCTTTCCAATCAGTCCTAATTCCTTGTTGATTTCCACCGCCTCTTGCAAACCATCTATTAGTTAGATAAGAGCCATAGATTTGATTAGAACGGCTATAATGGGCGTTTGCGAAAATCAATGCTCCATTCTCATTAATGGGATAATTATTTTCAGGTGTTGTGTAACCAACAATGCTTTTCTGCGTAGCAAACCCCGCTCCATTTATGCCATTTAAATCCTCTGATGTAAGATTTAAATGCTCGGGAACTTCCACCCAATCTTTATTTTTACGACCGTAGACGTTACCGTCAGAGGGGGCTTCGTAAATATGATTTAAAACCTGATACGATTGGGTAGCAACTCCATCCGTGACTGTTATACCTAATTGGAAAGTAGTTTGTGTAATAATTGCAATCATAAGATTAGCATTATTAGCATCCGTATAGGTAGCCATCGCCATTGCCGGAATATATACAATTTTCATTCCTGATTCTTCGGGGATGTTTGCCACAACACATACAGTATCTTTATTGACGATGCTCTGACATATATCCATGAAAGCGTCTTTCCCACCAAAGGCATTAAATATCTCATCGGATGTTGCTTGGTCGCTTAGGCTCATCGCAGCAGCAGGAATAACTACCACGTTTCCCGAACCGCCGCCCGCTATCTTCCCCTGATTAACCCAGCCGCCGTTTACCCATGCGTAGTAATCATAAGGAGCTTCAGTACCTACGGCCATGAACCCGTCAACTGCCGAACCGTCGGGAACGGCGGATTTCAAGGCTTCAAGGGTGGCGTATTCTCCGGCAACACGGAAAGAGCTTCCCGGTTCGCCCTTGCAATAAATACCCGTCTTGTCGAAGCTATCTGTTTCTTTGTTATACACATAGACATAATGGTCTGTTCCTATATAGGTCGGATTGTTGGCAACCTTTTCGGCATCTTGTGCGGCTGTATTAGCGGCCGCTGCTTTTTCTTCAGCATTTGATGCGGCGTTGTTTGCGGATTGAGTAGCCGTTTCTGCTCCTTCTTTAGCTGCGGTGGCATCGGATGCAGCTTGTGCCGCCTGTTCTGCTTTCTCATTGGCGGTATTTGCGGCTGTCTGTGCTGTGGTGGCATTGTTTTCTGCTTTATCGGCGGCTTCGTTTGCCTTATCGGCAGCATCCAAAGCAGGAGCAACCAACAATTCAAGAGATGCTTTTACTACGGTAGGCACTTCTGTTCCGTTTGCCGGTTGATAGGCCGGAAGAGATGATATGTCATCCGTGCTTCCCGCATCCGGCACTTCATTAACCCCTATGGATTCAGCCATAAGACGGGCAACTATTTCTTGATAATCCTGTTCAGTCCAAGCCATAATTATTATTGTTTATCGGTTACTTCTTCCGGTTGATTGGCGATAGCACGATTTAGCGCGTCAATAAAGAAAGGTTTGCAGAAAGTATTTGCATACTCCTGTATCAAAGTCACTTCCTCATCGGTATATTCTGTTTCTTCACCGGAATTATATATCTTCATAGCAAGTGCATGTGATGCGATACCGTTACCGTTACGGTATAGTACATTAGCAAAATCTTCCCGGCAATCCTTGTTTTCACAATGTTTACGGGCTACATCTGTCGCAATCAGCATCTTTTCAAAGTTTATCTTTTTCATAATCTATAATCGTTATTCGGTTATGTTTACAGTCCATGTTGAATAGTTCATCTTATGGAATATTGCTAAACGATATCGGTTTTTGAATGCCCAACGGGTAGTGCTGCTACCGTTTAAAGTTCTTATGGTTTCTCCATTTTTGGTATTAATCCATGCATCTCCATTCGTGTTTTGAACGAATATAGTGCTGCCCATTTGCCCAAATCTTCCTTCACTGGAAGACGGTAAATAAAAATCATAAGTACCGCCGCCTTGATTCATACACCAAGAGCAATTATATGTTCCACCGGCAGAAATGGTATTTGAGTTTAAAATCAATGGGCAAAAACCGTTTAAAATAAGTGCGGAATTATTTAAAATAGCAGGAGCTTCATCTAAATATATTCCAATTCCGCCATATGAATTTCCACTATGTATTTTTAATCCGCAAAAATCAGACGTGTAACCTTTAAGGCTGATTGTCGTATATTTTCCTGCATCTAAAATACTTTCCTTTTGCAATCCAAGTCTTGCTGATATTTGCGGATTAATTCTTTGATACGAAATACCTTCATTGCCTAATACCATGCGCATGGCATTATATCCGCTGCTTATGACAATGTTACCGTCTGATATGCTAAAGTCTCCAATAAAACCCTCATCAGCATTTATCTTTCCCGAAAAATCCCCGTTTTCAGCAACCATATTTTTAGCTATCATGGTGCCATCCGTATTAATAAATACGTTACCATTAGCAGAGACGGGACCTTCCAATCTGATATGTTCTGACTTTAGCAATATTTCATCCGCCGACACATTAAACAGAGATGACACTTTAGTATTACCGTCTCCGCCTTTGTCATTGAACTCCGCCGCCGCCCAAATCTTGACACCATCCGCAGTGGTTAACCATCCTGCGCTCTTGCTTTCAAGATTGGACGTTCTTTCCGCTACCGCTTCAATCTTTTCATTGGTTTGGCTTAGCTGGGTTTCAAACTTTGTTATCATGTCCTCGTAGGCATTATCGGTCAACGCCAACGAATGTATGTATATGTCCCCTGTAAACTTCAACTCAAAATCACCAGTTCCGTCCCATGTGCCGGAATACTCCTTTATTGTATATTCTTCGCCCGGTTCGAGCTGTTCGGTGAAATGCAGGTTCTGACCGGGAAAGCCTATCGTAAGAGTTCCTGCTGTAATCACCTTGTATTTAAAGGAGATAAAGAACTTTCTCGGTTCTTCTCCTTCCTCATAAGTCGGCTTATTGGCTAAATCAGCATTGGATTGTTTTATGCCGGAAGAAAGTATGCGAAGCACGTTTCTATATCCGTCTCTGATAATGGCAACCATAGCATCCTTACGGGAGTAGAACTTTCCATTCACCAATAAGAATTTTCCGTTTACGGTGAAAAAGTGAATGTCGTTCTTCGCTTCCCAACCGTTCGTATTGGATGCAAATGCTGAATTGTACAGGTAGTTATCCTCTGCCTGTATCTCGTCAAGCACTTTGGAGATTTCCGAATAAATAAGGTCTTCCAATATCTGGAACTGGGTAAGGATATTAACACCCGTTTTCAGGATAAAATCACCAGTAACTTTATTGCCGTTGGGACTGAAAGCTGTCACTTCTTTACCAGCCAAAGAATAAGAATCAATCCCTGCATACTGACGGAAGCTCGGAGTATCATTCCCGTATGCTGCCAATACGATGGCGTTCTGCCTGGTCTTATCCGTCCGGTTACCTAACTGTACAATGTCATCGCCTGCTTGTGGTGCGGCAGACCCCGTGTCACAGTCGCTCTTCGAAAGGTCTATGTAATTGTCACCTATACTTGTCACCAGCCGCCAATAGTAGGTATTAGAAACGTTCTCATGTACGCCTGGCTTGATGTTGAATGTCTGGCTGCGGGCTTGGTCTCCTACTACAAATTCCTGAACAATGGTCTTTTCCCCATCTGTGTTCTCGAAGTAACAGCGGTAAAAGGTATCGTATTCCTCTACCTTAGAACATGACATGGATGCGGGAGAAAGTATTATCTGACCGCCAACCTGACGTAATCGCTGTATCAGTAACTCAATAAACGTGGCGCTCTTGCGTGCCAGCATATGGTCTACTTCCAAATAGCTGTCGCCCGTCTTGCTGTCTACTTTGATGACAAACCCCTCACCGAGCGCACCGGAAGAAAAGTTCATTGATTGGATGTAGTCAGAAAATAATCCGCCTAAGAACTTTACTAAATAACTGGTTTGGTCTGGCTTGGTTTTATTTAAAAACAGCTTGTCACCAAAGGCTTTAATGATTGATTCCACTTGTTGGGTAGTCAATCCGCCACCGCCTTGCCCGCCTACAATAGAATCTATCTGATTCTGTATTTTTTCTAAAGTTCCTACAGCCTTATCATTGCGGAGAGTGATACCATATGTCGGAATAAGTCCGTCCCCTTCTTTTATCGTAAGGCTGTCAATGATAATGCTTCCATTGATGTTTAGGTCTTCATCTTCAAATAGCATCAAATCCCCTTCTTTTATGCTGTCGTGCAGTTCAGGATGGCGAGCCATAAATATTTCATCCACCTTAGGCTCATAGGTATATCTTACATAATCGTTTTTTGCAAGATATTCTTTGGAAGCTGTTAGCAATCTTTGGGAAGCGGCTTTTATGTATACATCCGGCATATCAATTCCCAGAAGTACAAATTTATCTCCAGCCTTTATTTTGAAATCCTTATATGGAAAATACAGATTTAATCCCTCATCATAGGTTCTGTTGCAGGTTAGAACCCACATATTCCCTTGCTTTATGGGCTTATCAGCATCTCCGAGTATTTCAAATTCACGCCCACCGCACATTCCGCTTTTCATGGATATGGTAGCAGTTTCCCCCGTCAGATAATCGTTTATGTCAAACCCAATATCTTTAAGATATATCTTGAATGGCGGGATAGTTTCTCCTTCTTCGAAGTATCCATCATCTGTAATTGCTGTATTATCTTTATTTACGGAATCGGCGGCAATTTCATCCAACGCCCCGGTGGCATTTACGCTTATTCCTGCATCTATTAATTGTTGCGCAGTCATTCCTTCCATTGAAGGGTATATTTCCGGTAGGGAACTGTCGCTTCCATCAAAGAATACCGAGCCTTCCCGTACTCCGATAGCATCTATGTTTTTGCTATCAAGGTATGGATCGAGCGTCTTTCCGGGAAAATCAGGAAGCATTAAGTTTTTAACGGCCATGTTATTGGGAACCAGTGCGCCGGAAGGTCTTTTGTATTTTCTTGGGACGTTATCGGTTTCAATGCCGTTTTCTATCCGTATTTTAGCACCGATACGAACATTATTCTTGTCGGATTCTCTGTTCATCAAGACGTAGCACTTCCCAAGGTAACTACCTCTTCTCATTTTATAGGAATGTCCGTTGATTGTTACATCGTATAATGTTGTATCAGACAGAAATTTCATGTAAAAGGGGAGTGTCACGACAGCGCCGTCTATTACATGGGTGTTTGGGTCGTATCCATAAGATACATCCTCAATGGGTGCTTCTATGATAGGGCTGCCATACGTAGTGTAATAGTTATAAGGCAAGTTTCTCGTACTACCGTATGCTCTTAGCCGAGTAATAATCTTCTGCGATGAATCCGCAGTCTTTTGTATGGAATACAATCCTTTGCCTTTTCCATATCCGAACATACTACCTACGGCAATTCCGGCTGTACCTATGGTTATTGTTCGCCCTCTTATGATAAAGTTTGCATTAAACTCGCTGTTTACCAATGCGAGTGCATCCCATACATTTATATTACTTATTGATATGGACTTGTTAGTGTCGTTCACATATTCAGGATGTACCGCAACCGTCCATTTTTGTTCTCCTTTATAGATGCGGTCAAGGTTTACTTGTATCCTTTCTGCAAGGGCGTTAATATTTTCGGCGTAGAAACTGAATGTAGGTAGTGAGGAGTAGTGGATTAAGTTATCCTCTTTTACATAGTCCAGAAATTCACATCTCGTAAGCTCGTCTGCGAGCGAGTTGAAAACCACGTTCTCATACTTGAAAGCCTCTCCGTATGTATTCTTGGCGGCTTGCTTCAGTTCGGTAGGGTCGTAGTTTATTTCAAACCTTTCTTCACGATATGTCAGATAGTCTCCGACTTCAAAATCAATGGGGGTGGGGGACGTAACGGTAATGTTAACGGAACAAGCTCCCATGAACTCTCCGTTATATTCCAGCTTCTCGGCGATACATCGCTGAGTTTGCCCATCCTTGCTATATATTATAAACCGTCCCATTATACAGAAAGAATAATTTGTGTTTTGGGGTCGGTTACCCGAAATGTAATATTAAAAGTTACAACATCTCCCTCATCCGTATTACGAACGAAAAGGTCATGCTTTATGGATTTGAAATAAATTCCTTGCCTGCCTATTTTAGTATAAGTGTCATAAACCTTCAGTTCAGTTCCGTAACCATCTTTCCCAATCAGATAGTCCAGGAAGGCGATAATCTTTTCATTGGCCGTCCCCATATCCCCTTTATAGGCAAACTCTACGTCCATATCATAGGCTTGCATACAGAGTTCTTCGGGGAAAAAAGTGTCTTCTCCGTCTTGGTCTATCCAGTCTCTTTTAGGCAAATCCTTAATCTCTCCATATACAGTAAAAGGGAAATCCTTGCACACAATTCCCCATTGGGACTGCGTATCAATAACAGGACTTCCCAGTTTACTTTTTTGAAAATAGATACTGTAAGGTTTTGCCATGTGTTATTTTGAGTTTGTGTCGTAAAAAACAAAAAGAGCCAATCAACGGTATATCCGTTAATCAGCTCTTTGGCTTGTATTATCAATACTGCAAATATATGGTGTATTTTCTAAATAATCAAATAAAATATTAGAAAATTACCGTGGTTTGCACGAAATGTCTGTATCTAAATAACGCTCTTCTGCTTTTTGATAAGATGTCTGTTTAGCGCTTTCAAGTCAAAAGGTTTTTGTGTAATGATAGAGTTGGTTTTAATGATTGTCATACTCTCTCTTCCTACTAATTTCATTATTTCTATTTTTTCATACTGTATGTCTCTGATTATTTTTGAAAGTCTATTCCTTATGGTGTTTATATCCATAGCTCTACTTTTTTAAGGTAAGACATAGGGAAATGTCGCCTGATGTGGCGGTTAACGACAACACTATGCCTATTTAATCTTGTTCCAGTGCAACCGCCACGGAGCAATGGTAAGACAACGTTGTTTACAAAACAAACTTACGCATTTTTAGCTGTTGTTCAAAACATAGCCTTGCTATTATTTCATTTTTCTATTGATTGATAGAGCTATTCAGAAACTTATTTACGAAGTAGACCTGCCCTTTTCCCGTAAGTTTTGTCGTAATTGTAGTATGTAATACTCCGCCGCTACCTGAGCGTACTCCTTTCTTTATCTCGAACAATCCCTGTTCTACATATTGTTGATTCGGAATGTTGTATCGCTCTCCATGCTTACCTAAATACCCGTTTTCACGCATCCATGCAAATAACCTCTTTTCTCCGATAGGGTATCCATTCTGTGTGATAATCTTTGCTAATTCTCCGATTAAGCAAGAACTATTCGCTGATTGTACGGCATTGGTAAAAGCTATGGCGGGAGTGGCTTCGGCAACTTTCTGTTCTGCTTCAACTCTCTTCTGGCGTTCCTCTTTCAAATTCTGTAATGCTTGTATAGCGAAGTCCGGGTCTGCAAGCAATTTCTCTATGGTGGCATCTGTAGCATAAATACCATGCTTGCGTATTGAAGGTAACACTTCGTCACATACCCAATCTTGAAATTTTTCAGCATCAGGAAGATTGCTTCTCATTATTAAACGATATACATCCTTTTCAGGAATATATATCATATTTACTCCACCAATGCCGTTTTCGTGTGGGTGAAACACCTTTTTGCCTGATTTACAATGTCTTTGTATGGCGTCTGCTGTATCAGAATATCCTAATGCAGCAGCTACATCTTTTGCACAAAACAAAGGTTCATTATTCTCATTCATCACAACTCTTACTTCTCCGAATTGTTCGTTTTTGAAAATCTGAATATTATTTTTCATAATGTTACTTCTTTATATTAAATGAAAAGGGGAGCACCAGCCTAACCGTATAAAGTGGAAGTTTACGAGTTAGACCGATGTCCCCAAATATCTTTATCTATGCAGAACTTCCACAAACTGCAACTGTGATAGCTATCTTGTGGAAGCAAAGTTATTAAGCATTTGAATATCAGTCAAATGTTAATTATTCCCCTTTTAATCTTACTTTGATAAAGATGAAACAGAATGAAACAGCGTGAAATAAAATGAAATTGATTACATGATAAAAAAGTTACTTTATTCACTAATTTAGATGCTGTATATACAGTACTCTAATTAACGTTTCATTCTGTTAATTCAATAAGCGGATTATAGTTCCTTGTTAACAAATGATAATTGTTGTGATACTCATAACTTTAAGTTATTAAATAATTGATTGTGTAACAGGTTATTCTTGTTTAGGTGCTAGTCCCATACTTGCCATGTCAAACAAACGTCGTAAGCAATTTGCCGATAGCAAAACCTTCTTTCCTGATAAGATGTAGTCTTTTTGATGGATAAACCACTTCTCAATAAAGTTTTTACCCTCTTTTTCGTCGGCAAAAAATAATTGGCTTATTTCATTCAGACTGCACGGATATTCTGCTCCGGCGTTATGCTTGTTTACGATATTACGTACATATTCCTTTATTTTAGGGATAGGGGTGGAGTAGGTGAGCTTATTTGTTTTCATATTCTTTCCTTTAAATTATAATTTATCTATTGCCAACCCGCCAGCCGTATTACTGGCGGGACATCGTAACATGAACGTTGGTCGAAACCTCAACATGCATCTATGCTAACATGTGGCAATATATTCTTATTAAGTCTTCTAAGGTCAAAATTCGGCTTAGAAGCATTTGGGTTGCATTTTTTGACAGACATAGGAGATAGCATCCTCATTATTTCCAACTTCTCCTTCTGTATATCGAGTATAACTTCGTCCAGTCGCTTTCTTAATTCTTGCATATTCATTTTGGGTATAGTTGTGGCTGTCGGGCATTAGAACCGACTGCCGGATGATTAAAATAGCGTGATTAGTATTTCTTCATGCAGCTAACGAATAAGGCTATGATAGATATAAGTACACCTGCAATGGCAAATATCAAATTCCAATTGATAGGATTGTGCAAGTTGGGGTTAACGGCAAGATAGTGCTTACCCTCTTCGGTGAGTTTGACATTCCATACATGACCGCCAACTACATAATTAGCCTTCACCAATCCTTTTCTTTCAATGGAACGGATGGAAGCAGTAAATACATGCTGTGGATATGTTGCCGGGCATTTCCCGCCAAACTCCGCAACAATCCGGAATGCTTGTTTCTCTTCCTTTGTTAATTTAATCCGTTCCATAACCTACTCGTTTTCTGCAAATTTACTAAATAATACGCAAAAACATGTTATGCAGCAGGGTCAATTTCACCCTTAATCTGCTTGATGGCTCTCCTTGCATTCCACTCGTTTTCGTACAAGGCGATAATGAAGCGTCTGCCCCTTTCAGTCCATACCGTATATACATTGGTTCCTATCGAACCGTCTGAACGAGTATATGTCTGGGTACGGGTGGAGTGTAATCCCCAAGTAGAGTAGGGGGAATGTAGCAGCCATTGCCCGGATTGGCGATAGATAATTCCTGCTTCCTTTAGTTTCTTGTGCAGTTTCTCTGCGTCCATTCCTATCTGCTTGGCGATTTGTGTGCTCGTCAGAGTATTTACGCTTTGCAGGTGATTGTTGTAGTAGTTGACTTTCGGAGCTGCTTCCTTGATTTCCTTGTCTTGCAGTTCGATGGTGGCTTGTTGTTGCTCGGTTTCGGCTTCAAGCTGCTTTAATCGTTCCTCTCTTTTTGCAAGCGTGGCTTGTGCGATGGTTAGCGCACGTGCCATGATTTCTTCGGGAGTGTCGTTTGGGGTGGTGGAGATGTAGCCGCCAGTGGTTCGTACTTCGTGAAGGATTTGTTTAACTCCTTTCTTGAATTGTTTGGCGATTGGCTTGCGGGATTGGAATAAGACTTCATACAAACCGTCTTCTGTTAATAGCCAAACTTCTTGATTTCCACCAGGGGTCGTAATAATGTTACGAACCTTTTCATCTCTATCTACAAGGTTGGTTAGCTTACTTGAATTACTTGCAGAGTATTCTATTATATCTGCAATTTCTTTGGTTAAAAACAATGGATTTTCTGCCGTTCCATATACGGTGAATTGGTGTCCGAGCAATTCGGTTTGTTTTAGGACTTGAGTTGGTTTTGTTAGCATAACAAATATAAAAAAGCACCTACTACGAGCTGCTAACAAAACCATAGGATTTTAGTCGGAGGCGTTTCCGCTGCTCCACTCGGTAGGTGCAATATCTTTAAAGTATGATATTACTATAATATGTCTTGGCAAAAAAATAACTCCTAATGGAAGCCCATAGGAGTTTGCCGCTCCTATAGTTTTGTTAGCACTGCAAAGATACTGATAATCTTTAAAAGCACAAACTTATTATAAGAAAATCAATTGTTTATGTGAATTTTCTAAGTTTTTATGCGAATATATAGAAAATTTTCTATTTGTCGTAAGTTTAATATATTATAAAAACGCAAACATGTTCCATAACATATAAAAAACATTATAATAAAAAGTAAATAATATAGCATTCAATCAAAGTGAAACCATTAACTTTGCCGCACAATTTTTAACTAAAATAACTTATTATATGAAAAAGGTTTTATTATCCGCAATCTGTTGTATAATGCTTAGTGGATGTGCGAAAACATTTTATTCAGAAAACGTAAGTATGTTGGATTTTAGAAAATATGCTGAAGAGGGATTTATTATTAATCCAACTGCTTCTGGGATAAATTTTAAACCGTTGTCCATGATTAATGTGAGTTTTACATCTGGAACAAGCATTGAGAGTACACTAAAAGGCAAGGATGGCATAATAGAAGAAGTAGACAAATATACTAAAAAAGTTGTCGGATATAGGGCGACGCCGGAGAGAATGATGGATAAAATAGTAGAAGAATGTAAAAAGATTGGAGCGGATGGAATTGTAAATTTTGATGTGAAACGAGTACGCACTGATAAATACAATAATGGATATTGGGAAGTTTCTGGAATAGCAATAAAACAAGTCAAATAAATATTAGGTATGAAAAAAGCTATTTTGTTTTTATTTGTCGCCATGATAGCGACATCTATGTGTTTTGCGCAAAGTAAGTTTGAACCGCAAATCAAAGTTGGATATGATTTAGGTATTGACGATGACAAAAACCAGTCTTTTGGTGCAGAATTTCTCGCTGGATATAGGTTTAATGAAAACTTTAGGCTGGGAGTAGGTACAGGGGTATCTTGGTGTAAGCATTTATATGAAAAGGGTGAAATCAGTTCTATTACAAATAAATACTATTCTGATTATAAGGAAACTGCCTTGTATATCCCATTATTTGTGAATGGGAAATTCAACTTTGTCCGGGGAGGTATATCTCCATATATGTCTCTTGATTTAGGATATACATTCTTCATTCCTTGTTCAGACTATGCAGATAAAAACGATTTAGGATTTATGCTTAAGCCCGCATTTGGTGTTGATTTCCCGGTTATGAGTGGAAATATTTTTGTAGAACTTGGATATAAATATCAAAAGAGGGATTGGAAACTTATTGACAATGCAGATTATTCACAATTATCAATAGCAGTAGGTTATTCATTTTAACGTATTCAAATATTCCTAAAGAAAAATAATTATTAAATCAACAAAAATATGAAAAAGATTTTATTTTTACTGGCAATGCTGCCAATGTTTGTTTTTAGTGCGTGTTCGGATGATGACGATTTCGACTATCCAATGGATACCTTATACGGCACATGGGATGTGACGGATGTAAAAGTAGAGGGTAAATGGTATGATGTGACTACATACCCATATACAAGGTTTGGTATGTCTATATCTTTCAAGTCCGATGGCTCTTTTTATGGTAGAGGCTATTTAGGGAACGGTAGCGGTACATATAAGGCATCAGGAAATACTATTGTTACTTACTTGGATGGCGAAGAATATATAAGATATACGGTTAAATCCTTGTCAGGTGACAATGCTGAACTTACCATGTCAATGGATGGAGAAAGTCTGGATATTAAGGCTGAAAAGCAATAAGTTAAATTTGAAATAATTATTCAAGTCAAGCGGAGTTTCTCCGCTTTTCTTGTTTTGTTTTGAATTTATTCATTTTGTACATTAAGAATTGTCAATTTTCTAACTTTTAATCTAAAAAACGAGAAGATATTTATATTAGTGCTCTTAAACATACGAATTATTATTAAAATAATCTTTTGTATTTAGATTTTAGAGTATTTTTGTCTCACAAAAGAATGAACATCATGCCAAAGGAAGTATATACTCGTAAAAATTTTAGGTCTTCACTATTAAAACAAGTCATTATTCGGTGCGACTATTCAAGTCTAACAGACTTAAATGGTTTTATAATGAAGTTAAAATCTTTAGAATGGTTTCAAAACCTTTTTGCGGGTTATCGTCTTGTTAGGACAAATAATTTTAATCTGCAAATAAATCCTAAAGCCATAGAAGATAGATTTATTCCTCTTGAAGTAAATGAAACAGGCAATATACATCGTTTTTTTGATTGCAAGATAGAACCAAAGCAAAATTCGTCTATGGATATAAGTCCTACTTTCATTTGCCTTACAATAGGATGTAATGATTCATATGATACAATAGATGCTTATCTTGATTCTATTGCAGACATCATAACAACCTTAAAAGAATATGATTCTTATGTACAAATAGAGAGATTGGCCATAAGAAAGATAGATGGCAAGGATTATGGTTCATTGGAAGAAGCGTATGAAACTTTTGAGGTTATGGAAGATTTAGAGCGAAACATTATAGACAACGTGAAGCCTATAAAGAAAGTTTATACAGATTCTTTTATTTCTAATGATGCGAATATTAAAGTGAATTTCACCCGCGGATTGGAGCGTTTTGATGATGGTACAATTAGATGTATTTTAGATATGGATGGCTATATTGATTCTTCTCTCGTATCTCCTAATAAAATAACAAATAAACAAGAGATAGAATCGCTGTTAAAAGATAAAATAAACGACGAATTATTTAAATTGTTTAGAGCGAGTGTAACAGAGAATTTTTTATCTAAAGGGCTTATATCATGAAAACAAAAACTTTATCAGGCAATATAGAATTTAGTACCACAAGAGCCTTTGAAACAAGTAGTCGCCATCCCTCTTATAGGCAAGAGATTGATTGGGCTTCTCAAATATTAATAAAAGACCAAACAAGAGCTATGTCTTCTAATAATAACCAAAAGAAAGTAAATATAACGGTTTGCAAAAATGCTAAGGGGTGGTGAAACGGAAATACCAATTACAAGCTCTGGTGATTTACGCGTAAAGATATTTGTCATAGGATATAAAAATCAAGGAGAATCTATTATAATATTATTCATAGATGCAGGTGAAGAAGGATGTCCTGTAAAATATTCTATCGTAATAGATTGTTTTAAATATAGCAAACGGAATATAACAGATGAGATATTAAGGCGCTATTCGGTTGATACCATTTCTATGTTATGTTGGACGCATCCTGATTTAGACCATTCCGTAGATATTGATACATTAATAAAGAAATATTGTAAGGAAAGTACGCAAATATTATTGCCGGAGCATTTTTATAACGAGCCAAGTGATATTATCACGATAAACAATAAAACACTTCAAGGAGCCGTTGATAAGGTATTCAATCTGAATAGATTAAAAAAGAGAACTGTTACCAATATCAGTGTAACGGATAGAGGATATAGTGAAATTAAAAGTTTAAAATTTGCGGGAGTTGATAAGAGCGTTTTTGTTTCTGTAAATGCCGTTACTCCTATATCTTCAATTTTAGCCAATTATGTGAAGAAAGGGAATCACAATGTAAATAAGAATGAGCTGTCAATATCATTTATAATTGATATAGATGGATATTACTTGTATTTTGGTGGGGATACAATGAATGGGCATATAGATGCTATAAATCCGGCTTATTTAGAGCAATGCCGTTTCGTGAAAATTCCACATCATTCATCTGATACTTCTACGAACTTGCTAAGCTATTTGCCGCAAGAAATAGATACCGCATGTACTACCATATTTAGTGCACATAAATTGCCGAAAAAGTTGGTACTACAAGAGTATTGCAATATAGGAAAAGTGTTTTCTACAGGTAGTGATAATAACAAAAAATATAATTATGGAGTTGTTGAATACGAGTATGATTTCTCAAAAGAAGAAGCTGAGATGAATGTTAAATTACATGGGAATGCTATTGGTTTGAATTAATGGAAGCCAGACATTAAGCCTGGCTTTTTCTTTGCATGACATCCCCATCGGTTTCCACAACACAATCTTCTCCATGAATATAGACATATACCGATGCTATATCCTTTTGGATAACATTTACTTTTGCCCGGTCGTACACATTAATGAATACCTTGCAATACTGAGAGCAGTCAATGGTAACTTCACTGTCATGGCGCACATAAACATCACATACGGAAAAGCCGTCGAATAGGAGAGTGCCTTTGCAATTTCCGTTCAAAACAGCAATTTGTGACATGTTGCGTTTCTGTACATCTTCATCCACGAAGATACCGTTTTTGTGAAGAATATCTTTGTCGAAGTTTTCCTTTATGAAAGTGTTGGTGGGATAATTGTGTTTAATAGCAAAATCAATCCCATGCAGCCACTTGTCAATCAATCCTTGTTGGTCGGGAGTTCCCCATGATTGTTGCCACGGCTGGCATAAACCAAGTGTGATTGCTTGGTTTAGTAATGTTCTGCTTAAATCCTTTTCGTTCATAATATCTTATATTTTAATTTTTCTACTACCTCTGTCTATTACAAGGTTTAGCATATCTCTAACTTCTTGCACTAAAGCAACGTTAGTTTCGGTGTTTTGGGCACTTCTTAACGTGTTATTGGCTATCGCTCTTAATTGCGTAAGCTGTTGTTCTGCAATAACATTATATTTCGGTAATATCTCATTTCCCCATTTTTCAAGCAGAGCACGTTTTATACTTACATCGGCACGGATACTGTTTAAGTAGGAAGCCAAAATATTAGCGGTGTCTTCTGTTATGTTTTCCTGTATCCCTTTGGAAAGTGTATTTGAGGCACTTGTCTCTTCAAGGCTTATTCCCATTTTTTTTGCAGCGGCATTTAGATAATCCCATATCTTTTTTGAATCAGAGATTGTGCCTCTAAGGCTCCCAAGTTGTTGCATTAGCCCGGCCGCCTCTTGTTCGGTTAGATTGGTTCCCCCCGCAGAACTATCCGTAAATATACCCTTGTCTCCAAACAGATAATCCCTTAGACTATTCATCGATTTCTGTATGACATTTACAGAAATCATCTCCTTTATGACATTGCGCATAATATCAGCCACCGTATCATCAAAAGCCTTTGCCGCATCTTCTCCGTTGGCAAATGCATTAACTAAGGCTTCTGATATTTGGTCTGCCCAACCTTTTATGTCTATACCAAACTGCTCACTTGCCAAATCTTCATAGAAGTATTTGATTTGTTCGCCCAACTCGATATACTGCTGTCGGTAGTCCTCTATTTTAGAACTGTCAGAGTCTTTTTTATCTGCCTCTGCCTGCGCCTGTTTTATAACCTCTTCTCTCTGTTTTTGAAGATTGGCAATCATTTCTTTGGATTGACTTTGAGTAGCAGCGCCCAATTGCCGTTCAACGATAGATTGAAGATTTTTGTAATCATTAGAAAGCTTCTTCACTTCCAATTGGGAACGCTGAATTGCTTTGTCAAGCTTCTTGTCATGGGCTTTGGCTATACTTCCTATAATTCCGGTAATACCACTGACGACACCTGTAGCCCCCTGCATGATAGCCATCGGGTTGCCGGAAGATATACCAGCGAAAAGGGTAGCACCGCTTTGGGCGGTATTCAATAATCCATCCGCAACTTCTTGCACAGTACTTAGAGTTTCTCCCATACTGTCATTCCCTAAGGCATCAAATGCTGACCCTAAATCTCCCAAAGTGCCGATAAGAAGATTAGCCATGTCGACAACATCTCCAAAGCCTACTTGAACTTTGTCGGAAGCTGCATTTTGTTCGTCTTGTGCATCAGTAACTTCCCTTTCCGCATCAGCTAATGTTTTTAATTTAGGAGTTAATTTATCAACGACTTTAGTCTGATAGGATAAACCGCTATCTGTTTTCTTGGTTTCGGTATGACTTGTTTCTGAAATACCGGTAGTAACTTCACCGCCATTTTGAATAAACCCAAGCTCTTTTTGAGCTTTTTTCAACTTTTTGGTGGCTTCTGCATACTCTTTTATGCCGTCTGACAATGTTTTGAAAGGGTTTCTGCTTTCGCTTTCATCGCGTAGCTTTTTTAAAACATTGACAAGCTCCTTGAACTCGTTAACTTTTAAGCTTTGTCCGGTCGTATTTTTAAACTCTTCCAGGTTCTTGATTAGCCTATCAAGAGTTGCAGAAGATAGTCTATCAAGGTCATCAAAGGTCTTAGCCCAGTCTTCCGAACTTTTGAATTGTTCAAATTTGGTTGATGCAGCATCTTCGCTCGCCTTCTTTTTCCTTTGCGCTATAAGTCTATTTGTGGCTTCTTCTCCTAATTGCCCTCTTTGGCTTTCAATATCTGCCAAGTCCTTTTGAAGATTGCGTTCAATATCCTTTATTTTTTGGGCATAATCTTTATAATCCTCTATCATGCCTAAAAGATTTTCAAGGCTTTCTGAACGCATCTTCTTACTTTCCTCGTTGATTGATTGGTATAGCTTCAGAATAGCCCCTTCCCCAAATCGCTTCTTTACATCATCCTCTTTCATGGCAAGCACATCTGTAACAGAGAATTTACTGCCTGTTTCAGCAAGTGCTTTAGAAAGCTGGCTTCGCAAATCATCAACCATGCTTTTAAATGACACTTCTCCACCAAAGGCTATGTTCATGGAAAGAGATTTGTTTCCGGAAGCATTAAACAGCTTTTTGTATAAATCCCACTTTTCTCCGGTTTGGGAAATATACTTTTCTATCTCCTTTAAGGCATTATCAACTTCTTTTTTTGCGCTATCAATTCCCGCCTTGTCAATCTTGACACCAAGAGAAATGTATAAATCTTCCTGTTTTTCTTTACTGCGGTCTAACTGTCCTTGAATGTATTTGTAAGCTTTGCTTGGGTTGTTCAAGTCTAAATTAACACCCTTCTCATCAAAAACAGATGAAAACTCGGATATGCCTTTTACTCTTTGGGTAGCCGCTTCGTCTCCTTCTATCTTTCTCCATTTCTCATAACTGGAGATAGCTTTGTCTATAAGATTGGTACGGTCTTTCCATTGTTCAGCGATAGGGTCTTTTTCGCTTCTGGATGATTTTTCCAATCCTCCTAAGGCCTTATAAATTTTCCTCGTTGTCTCAAGTTCCTTATTGTAGGATGCCAGTTGCTTTTCTGAATATTTATTTCTAGATGCAAATACCTTTGTTTTTTTCTCCAAGTCACTGATATTACCGGAAAGCATCTCCATATATTCTTCATAAGAAGTTCCTTCTTTGGGCTTTAAGGCATCCATATCTCCTGCGAGCTTATTTGCCTCTTTTTCCCAATCTGCCAAAGGCTTGCTTATATCTATTTTGTTCATGGAATGATAAGATTGCCTGGCTGTGTCTATAATGTTAGCCAAGTCCAGACTTTGCTTCTCCAGTTCCAATAGTCTATTTCTTGCTTTGGTGATGTCTTCCGGTTTGTATTTAGCGAAGGATAATTCTCTTCCGTTTTCATCAAATCTTCTATATCCTCCTTCTCTGATAATACTGGCAAGCCTTTCCCTTTCGGAATCAATACTCTGCTTTTGTATTTGAGCATTTGCCATAGTTCCAATAAACTGCTTCTTGTATAAATCTTTCTGTTCTTGCGATAACTTTCGCATCTTCTCAACAGAAAGAGATATTGCTACTCCATATTTATCTGTTTGAGTAACTGCATCTTTGAATGTATTGGCAAGATTTTTGGTAATGCGCCCTAATTCTCGACTTTCTTCTGCACTTTTATTAGCTTTTTTGCTAAGGGCTTCGTATCGGTCAATAAGGTTGTCAACAGCTTTATTACCTTGCATCTTGTCGTTTGTGTCAGCAATGGTCTTATTTAAATCTGTAATAACCTCTGTTGTTGTTTTTGTTTCTTCTCTGAACGCATAAAATAGTGCTATAATTCCGGATAAAGCTCCTAATAATAAACCTAACGGGTTAGTCTTTGTCACTAATCCAAGTAGCGCAATAGCGTCTTTTAGACTTCTAACACTTGCAGTTAATGATATGAAGGTTTTTATTAGTTTAAGGTTTACTGAAGATGCTAATAGAGCCACTGTTTTATAAATACCAAATGAGGTAATTATTGGAATGATTACTTTAGCAAAGTCTCCCCAATGTTCCATTAACTTTGTAAGCATATCCAAACTATCAGAAAGCACGCCACTATTGCCTTCCGCAATGTCAGCCATCATCACATCCCATGCATCCTGTAAGTTGCTCCACTTACCAGCAAGGCTTTCCGCAAGGGCTTCCTGCATGTTGTAGAATTTCCCACCTTCATCGGTCAGCTCCCAAAGAATATCTTTTACCATTCCGAAACTAACTTCTTTCCGGCTGATTTTGTCAAATACGTCTCCGGCAGAAGTTACCACTCCCGTAAGTTTAGTGAACCGTTTCGCTAATTCATCCACCAAAGGAATACCCGCTTCTGTAAACTGCCTCAATTCCTGCCCGCGGAGAAATGCCGCACTACGCGCCTGTCCGTACGCCAATATGATACGCCCCATATCGACACCAACACCTGCGGAAATATCGGCAAGTCTCTTGGTTGTATCATAAAGTTCTTCATACGGAATACTATATGCAGAAAGCTGTTTGGTATATGACGCCAATTCCTTGAACTGAAACGGAGAAACTACCGCCAAATCCTTGATACGGTTGAATATGATTTCAGCTTTCATGCTATCTCCGATAATGGAAGTAAGTGCAATGCGTTGCTTCTGAAACTCTCCACCAATAGTATATAATCCCCTGACAAAACGCTCTATGCTATAAATGGAGTACACATTGGCGATTTGGTTTTTCAATTCCCCAGCTATCCGTGATTGAGAAGACATGGTACTGTTCGTCCTCTTCATTGCTGCATTGTGTGTATCGGAAGCCTTTGCAGCCTGCATTCGGGCAATTCTAAGCTGTTCAAGGGCTTTTTGAGAGCTGGCGTAAGCATCTGCACGTTTCATTTGGGTATTTGCATAAGCATCCGCACGGATTGTTGAAGACGCTGCCTGGGCAGCTCTTAGTAATGCTTCGGATTGTTCACGCCCCCTTTTAAGACTTGCATTCAGCTGCTCACGTTCCTTTTTGATACTGGCATCTAATTGTTCCCGTTCCTTCCTAATGTCTTGAAGAACCCTCTTGTATGTCGCATCAGCATCCATACGTACTGTTGTTGCAAACCCTTTAATTCCCCTTAATTCATCAGAAGTCATCCCTTTCCCCTTGAATGATTCCATGAAACTCTTAATACTTTCATTATCTACGCCAAGCTTTACTTTGTAGGTCTTGTTTTTCAACAAGGCTTCTGCCTTGTCTTCAATTTCCTTTACATCTACCTTTAGTCCAACCTTTGCGCTGGTCGCAATGTGCATGTTCACAAGTTTTTTCTTGATAGCTTCATACTCTTGTTCTGTACAATCTTTCAAGTGAACGCCAAAATTCAAATTTCCGAGGTCTGCCATGTCAATTATTGTTTTGTGTCTTTTTTGATAGCGTTAACGCCGTTTACCATAAAATCATTGAGGGAAACTCTTTGTCCTTTCATTTCCCGCTCTTTTCTCTTTGCTTCCCACTTCCTTTTTAATTCTTCCATTTCTTTGGCTGTATGCGTTTTCTGTTCTGCGTCTACTTTGTCATATACCACAATCGGGGCGTCACACATCAGAAGTTCATATTGGGCGCATGTCAATACCCAATCCATATACCAATTAGGGATATTAATCATTCCCCAAAGAAGAATTAACGGACGTGTCAGTTCCGGGTGTTTTTCTCCGTTTGCGAATGCTGCTCCTGCCGAAGTTCTTGAAGGATACGTTCTGCTTCCTTTCTCGTCATCGTCATTATCGTGTCTCTCATTCCGGTCAAGAACATGGTAGCATTCAAGTATTCCAGTTTCTGCAATTCCACTTTTTTTTTACCAATGACAACGACATCGGTTAGCTCTGTATCTGTGTACTTTTTCCACAGCATACGCCAATATATCCAATGGAAAAGCCTTATCTTCCACCAATTATTCAGAATAATGAGAGAGGCGCATTTGGCAGTGACTTCATCCTCGCTTTTACAGGAATGCAAAACATGGGTGAGCTTTCGTATTGTTCCGCGGTGCAGCCATTTTATACCGAACTTTTTTCCTTTTATCGTAACGTAATCTACGCTGTTTTCAAGCACATCGTCAAGTGCCTTTTGTTCTGATGTGGTAGGCTGATTTATTGTTTTATCGTTCATGTCGTTTTTATGAGAAGTTGAAAAAGAAAAGGCGGCGGCAATAATGCGCACCGCCATGTTGCCTAAATAGTAGAACCTCCCTGTGTGACTTCTACTTGCCCAAATTCTGTGGGAGTAGATATGTTTACAGTAGCCGTTCTTTTGGACGCTCCGCTATTTTCAGTAACCTTGACCGTTACCACTTTCCCGCTGACAGATGTTTTGCACCAAGTTTCTGTTGATGAAGCGGAAACGGTGCTTTCTTTTGTTGTAGCGGTAATGGTCTTCCCTGTGTTATCTGCCGTATTAGAGAACGACAGGGAAGTAGGAGCTACGGTCAGGATGCTTTTTTTGTCAAGAAAGCGATATTGTCGTCCGAAGATGCGCCTGATACCGCCCCATCCTCAATTTCAATGGTTCCGCTCAATTCAAAACCGAATGGGGTAGTGGAAGCATTTTCAAACAAGGGACGCGCGTAAATAGCCATTTTCTTAACAAGCAGACATTTTTCGGCATCATCACTCAGTAAGGCAAAACCGACATTCAGCTTTTTATTGCTAAGTGTAGCGGAAAAACCGGAATAAGTAACTCCGTTCACCGTGGCATTTGAAATATCATTGGCTTCTCCGAGGAAATACCCTACCAGTTCCTTGCTCATACTCGGAACAGTGGCAGTAAATGTAATATCACCCGCAGTACTTGTCACCGCCCAGTCTGCCTGCAAACCGTGTACTTTTGTACGGTTAAGCGTCGGCTCTGCTTGGGATAAGGTAAGCGTGTCTACAGTAACGGGCAAATCAAAATCCGGTTTTACAGATGCAAAGTCTGTAATGCCCCCTTTTACCAGCATAATGGATGAAAGTCCGCTGAATACGTCTTTCAACTCTTGTTTTGTTTTCATTGCCATAATCAATAGTTTTAATCGTTTTTATTTTATATTTATTTTATCACAAGGTCAGCCCTTATCAATGTTGCGCTGAAACCTAATCCGTCACTACCTTTCAAGGTCAATTTAGGATTGGAAGCTGTAATAGCTTTGTCGCTTATTGGGAACAGGGAAAGAACTTTCCCTACAAGACTATCCATCTTTCCCAGGTCTTCCGCTCCGCCTTTTTTCTGTCTTACATATATTTCAATGGTACAGTATGTACGAATATTGCCAAACCCGCTACCATAGGTCGTTGCAGATAATAATCCGGGTAATGATACTACGATGAAATCATTCATTTGTTTGGCTACGGCTGCGGGGCGGTCGTTGGTAAAAACGCTATCGCTAACTGTATTCGTCGCATCAAATAGTGATTTCAACGCATCCTTGTATTTAAAATCCTGTTCGTATCCCATATCACTTCATCGGCTTAAAGGTCATTTTAGCGATACTTTCCGCATAATCAAATGTGTCCGATAATACATTTAATCCCTTTTTTGATTCCAGATAGTTGGAATATTCTGTACCAGTACACATTACTAATCCTACGCCATCGCTCGGAGCTTTGTATGCTTTGAGAAAATCAACAGAGGTGGTTAACCCATATTTCCCATCAGTATCAATTAAATTGTACTTTTTAATGGGGATGAATTTCCCGCTTTCATAACTTTGAACCATTATCACGCCAACACCATCACCTCTGCTAAGTTTGGGACGAGTGGGATTTTTCAGTCCTTGTGTTACTACAGCAGTAATTATACGAGATAAACCACCTTTATAGTAGATTCCAACAGCCAATGAAGTTAAAGTGTTTCCGGTTACATTATGGTACTGGGCTGATATTACTCCATCCCTAAGAAGCTTTATTCCGATTTCTGTTATCCTATCTAATAGGTAGGTGTCAATAACAGAGTTTATCTTTTTCTTTGCCTCTTCCAAGACCTTAACATTATCATCCATAACCTTAATTTTTAGCCATATTGAAATACAATGTAGTCCCCATTTCAGTTGCGTAACAATCCGTAACGGTACATGCCTCAAAATAACCACCGTAATCGGTAACGTCCACAAGGTCTCCAGCAAGAATACCTTTCACAAGACCGGGAATGTCTATCGCATAATCACTTTTTATCACATTACTTTTTGTGAATGTTCTTAAGCTGGAACTTCCGTACTTGTTACATTCTCCTTCATACAGCACTGTTTCGCTTCCCTCATCAAAAGATGTTTCTCCGGAAATACGATATACCTTGCATGTATGCGGAAAACGTGGATTGTTTATTTTCATAGCGGGTATCTCTTGTTCATGTTCATGCCTAAATTGATAATCCTGATAGATGATTTCCGGACATTCTCTCCATACAATGCGTATATGTCATTAGCCATCTGCCGAAGGTTGCGCTTGTCATAAGCGGAGCTTTGTGTACCGCCCTCTTTGTGCTTCCATACGCCATTGGCATCCTCTACGCTTCCTGTTACGCTGGGAGTACTTGCACACCACATGTAAAGGTCTGCCCGACACAAGTCTTTTTGACGCTTTTCTAATGTCGCAACATCTGTTCCGGGCGCAATCTCCCTGTCAATCAATATTGTATTGATAGCACTATCTGTAACTTCAAAACCAACACAACCACGAAGATAAGCTTCAATGGTCGTGTTAGTGATTGTATTTTGAGAACCATTCATGGTTATTCGCCTTTAACGTCCAGATAATAGAACCAACGTACCTTGTTCGGGACAACCAAACCGGTTACTTCCGATTTAATTACCTGTGTCATGGTTTCGTCGTTGAACACCTGTCTTATCAGAGTGCGACCGCCATCATATAAGGCTGTGCGTGCTCCCGGAGTTTCCATAAAGACAGGACGGCCGCATTGTACATCTCCCAGTGATTCATTGGGAACGTAGACAAGAACACCTTCTTCAAAGCTTTGCAAGTTTTTGTATTCCATTTCTTTGGAAGTCTTGTTGAAACTTTCCACAACGGAAATAGAATCAATAACTCTGATTTCCGCACCAATACGCGTTTCAATGAACGCCTTGATGGTGTCGTCAGGCACAAGGTTGGCAAAGGAAAGCTGCATGTTCTTATCAGAAATATCCGGACGGGTTGCAACGGTGTACATCTGACGGAAATACGGCAAACTTATCAAGTCTTCAAATGTTGTTTTTGAACATTCCCAGTGTCCGGCGGGAGCAAAATCTTTTTCTTCTGAATCCCGTCTTACTTGGCGCATAACTCTGATTGGGTCTATTGTGGTTCCGACAGCGGTATCTTGCGAAACCGTATCATCTGGTTTCTTGTACCATACAGAATTCTTAATGTTTTTCTTAGGGACACCAAAATCTATGGTCAGGGCTATTCCAAGAGGATTGTTGGAGGCATTGATTACGAGTTGCCCCTTCTTGGATACTACTTGATTTCTTTGATAGAGGAATGTATTGTAGTTACCGCCGAGAAGGTTATCCACTCCATTGAACAGTAGTTCCATGATAGTGGATTCTATTTCGGGAGTGGAACTGCCGATGGCGTCCATCAACATCATCTTCTCCCTTAAAATCTTTCTGCTTAACGTAATCTCATGCTTGAAGGTTGGCAAACCGCCCATATTCAAAGACAGCCCGTCGGTTGATTTGGTAGCACCATCACTGTCAATGTCTACATAGGTAGCCAATGTGTATGGACGTATTGTCGCTTCAATCTGTTCATATGTAGGATTCAGAGGGATATTGGGATTCAGTGGGAATCCCATTTGCGAGAATGTTTGTTCTGCATTGTATTTCTCTGCGAACATGTCGTTAATCCACGATTCTAAGGGCTTATTCCCGGTATATCCCAATGCGGCAAGTCCCCTTCCTACAATATCATAAAATTCTTTATTTCTTGTATACATATTACACTCCTTTCTTATTTATTGGATTCACGCACAAACTCAATCATAGGAAGATTGGCTTCCATAGCCGGAAGTATAGTTGCCCCGACCACTCTGTCTGCATAAATTCTTCCGTTTCTCACCACGGCACAAGTAGCCAAAGTGCATCCTTCAGGAATACATACATCTTCAAAGGTTAAACCGTTGACCGTTCCGGTTATGTCCGTCCACTTACTTGCGGTAAATGTTTCCGGGGTTTCGATTGCCGTTTTATTTTTGTAAATCTTACCCTCTCGTTCCACAATATCGCCTACCGCATAGGTTTTTGCGGTCTCGTATGCAGGGCCTGCAACCACTACCACTTGCTGCCCGGCGCCCATAAATTGCACAGGAGTGCCTGCTCCGATTACAGTGCCGGCCGGATATTTGGTATGGTCAATCGTACCACCACCCTGATACAACTCCCTTACTCTCGACCATACTGGAAAATTACCGCCAATTCCCGCTTGGTATTGGCTGATGGTGTTGAAAGTTCCTAATTGTCTCATTTTTTGTCAGTTTTAAAAATGTGTTTGTTATTTTTTACCAGGGAGCTTTCCTTGCGCTCTCATGCGTTCTTTGAATGCTTCACGGCGGCTGTTGGTCTGTTCTTCGTCGAGTTGGGCAAAATTATTTAATGCCGGAGATGCTCCATCTCCGAAGATAGCCTTGTATCTTTTTTCATAATTTTGCTTGGCTGCATTTACAATGTCCTCCACCTTCATGCCTTCTGTGAAATTCACGTCTGAAATGGCAATGCTTAGGATTTCATCGTTACAGATGTTTTTCCCACCGTTTTCAATTTGAGATTTCAATTGATTCTTTGACGCTTCTTTTAAAGCTTGGATAGATGCGGCGTTTTTCTCCGCTTCTCTATCTTCTTTCAATTGCAAAAGCTCCTTGCGCATCTCTTCTAATTGAGCGGTAAGGTCTCCCTCTTTAGTAGTTTTGCCTTCATCGGAAGGCTGCTGAGGTTTGTAGTTTTTCTTAAAACTCTCAACTTGTGTTGCGACATCATGATTGTACTGTCCTTGTAGTCCTTGCAAGAAAGATGTGGCCTTGCTATAATAAGTGTCATCAGGCTCCGTTCCTTCTTCCAATGGATTTAATTCTATGTACTTCATTAATGTCTGTGACGAAAGACTGGTTTGTCCTAATCTGGTCGTCAGTTCGGATAAGATTTGTTCTTTCTCCATCGTGTTTTAGTTTATGTTATAAAAAAAAGAGCCTATCAACGCTTTGTGCGCCAATAAGCTCTTAGGCTTGTATATGCAAAATTACTATCCTTCTATTTTTACACTAATAAAATTACGACACCTTCGGCATACAGTTCTAAATAAAACGCTTCCACGTATTATTTTTACATCTGTAAGTTTTTGTCCGCATATGGGACATATCACAAAATTTCCTTTTTCACTGGTCTGTTTTTCATCCAGCTTGGTGTCTATCTTCATCATATCACATGATTTAGTATTGCAAATATATAGTATATTTTCTAAAATACAATGCTTTATATTTATTTTTTAATGGAAAATATTAGAAAATTTATAATAAATCGTATATTTGCATTATATATAACTCATAGAGCTGTGATTCAAGCCGGAGTGTGCGGATTTATACTGCATACGCCGGCTTATTTTTTTATGGAACACGACAATATTGTATATACTAAGGGTGGGAATGGTGTGCTTACTTACGCACAGGTGGAAAAATTAAGAGAGTATGGAAATCCACTGAATATAATCGCCCAAAAAGGATGCCAGGAGAAATTCCTTTCATCCCCGGCGGATATTACTATATTTGGTGGAAATCGAGGCGGCGGAAAAAGTTGGGCTCTACTCATGGAAGTGCTTAAGGATATACAAAACCCCAATTTTGCAGCAGTCATTTTGAGAAACGAAAAAGAGGACTTGAGTAATATGGTTAATAAGTCCTATGAATTATTTTCCCAATTTGGCAAATACAACCGTTCTATTTCGGATATGACTTGGAATTTTTACACTGGTGGATTTCTAAAGTTTTCTTATTATGCGGATTCATTTGAAGATTTTGTAAAGCGCTTTCAAGGGAAAGAGTTTTCATTCATAGGTATAGATGAGATAACTCATTCCGATTATAATAAATTCAAATATCTTATAACGAACAACCGTAATGCTTACGGCATAAGAAACCGTTTTTATGGAACGTGTAACCCAGACCCGGATAGTTGGGTACGTAAGTTTATAGATTGGTGGATAGACGGCAACGGCAACCCGATACCGGAAAGAGATGGAATTGTGCGCTATTGTTTTATGGATGGAGACCGTCCTGAAGATATTTATTGGGGGGATTCCGTAGAAGAAGTTTATGTACAATGCAAGCACATTATAGACCCGTTACTAACTCCCGGATTGGTTGCAAAAGGATACGACAAATCGGCTTTTGTAAAAACTGTAACTTTTATCAAGGGAAAGTTAGAAGAAAATATCGCTCTCATATCTTCCGATCCGAACTATCTTGCTAATCTCGCCCAACAGGATGAAGAATCGCGTGCTCGTGACCTTGAAGGTAATTGGAACTTTAAGGCTGCCGGTGATGATATTCTTAAGATGGAGCACATGGAACGATTCTTTAATAATTCTTCTCAATATGGAGATGGCAAACGTAGAGTTTCATGTGATATTGCATATGAGGGCGGAGATAATCTTGTTTTGTGGTTTTGGATTGGCAATCATATAGAGGATGTATATGTTAGCCGGGACAACTCTAAACGCACGGAAGAATGCGTTGCTTACAAGCTAAGGGAATGGGGAGTTATGGAGAAGGATTTTGTTTTTGACTTGAACGGCCCCGGACAGGATTTTAAAGGGAAATTCCCCGATGCCGTAAAGTTCAATAACATGGCGGCTCCTATTCCAGCGACGAAGGCAGATGAAAAATCAATAAAATATATCTATTCATCTTTGAAATCGCAATGTGCAGATATTCTTGTTAAGAAAATAAAAGGTGGTGAAATTTCTATCAATCATGATTTGCTGTCTCGAAAGTTTTCCGGCAACGGTTATCCGGAAATGACACTTTATGATATTCTTATGAAGGAACGTAAGGCTATTAAAGATGCGGAAACAGACAAAGGATTTGCCTTGATAAAGAAAGATACCATGAAAAAATATGTTGGGCATTCTCCCGACTTTATAGAAGCCATTATTTACAGACAGATTTTTGATATAAGAAAACAACACACTAAACCCAAAGGATTATGGAGAATATAAGTACACGACAGATTATGGTACGCCGGCCATTTCGGAGAATATTGCCAAACGGATACAAACAAGCAGCGGGGGTTATATCTGGCAGCTTGTCTGTCAATGAACCTTTAGACAATCCGACATATCAGATAATAACTCAAATGGATTTTTTAAGGGAATTTGAGCCGTCTGGGCATGCTATAAATGACCCATTGGTATATCCGGACAGATTAAGACAAGACCCTGAAACAAAGGAATGGTTTAGAGAATCCGTTATCAGATGCGCTTTTGCGTTTCAGAGGATTATAACAATCAAACACTTGGTGCATCTTTGTGGAAACGATATTCAATTTGAGATGGAAGGGGATACCGAAAATGAAGAAGTAAAGGATACATTTTTTAAGTTTCGGACTGGATGGGCTGTAAAGGACATGGAGATAGCATGGTATGAAGCAGCAAAATCCGTAAAGATAACGGGAGACGCAGCATTTGTAGGTTATCTCCGAAAAGGAAATTTCTATTGGAAAGTCCTTTCTTTTGAGAAAGGAGATACGTTATATCCTCATTTCGATAATGTCACAGGAGAACTTACATTATTCGCCCGTTCCTATTCCGATTTTGACAATGATGGAAATACAGTTACAGACTGGCTTGAAGTTTGGGATGAGAAATATCTTCGCCGTTTTAGAAAAGGGAAAGGCGCGTATAGCAAAATGAAGCAAGTGATAAAGAACTTGTTTGGATTAAGCGGATACGAGCTTGTATCTTCCCAGGAGCATGGATTTACATTTATCCCAGTGGCTTATCACAGAAATGAAGCCGGCGCTTGTTGGTCTCCTTCACAAGACAGTATAGAGCAATATGAACTTGCTTTTTCGCAGTTGTCACAAAATAACACAGCTTACGCCTTTCCTATTATGTATTTCAAAGGCGAAGGGGAGAACATTAATATAGAGGGTGGGATTGATGGAACTATAAAGTGCATATCAATGGGGCCGGACGATGAAGCCGGGTATCTTAACAAGCAAGATGTTTCCACTGCATTTACAAAACAGCTTGACACTCTCTATAAATTAATTTATGAACAGTCTTTTGCGGTTATTCCGCCGGAAGTAAGAAGCGGCGACCTTCCGGGTGTAGCCATAAAACTTCTTTATTCTCCAGCTTTTGAAAACGCCATGAAAGATGCGCAGGAATACAACCATCTCATTGATGATATGGTGAAAATATTCACTTATGGCTATGGAGTGGAAACCGAAAACCTTATTGACCTTCAAAATTTGAGCGTTTATGCTTGGATAAAGCCTTATATTCATCTGAACGAATCCGAACTTGTGCAAAACCTTGCAACTTGTGTTCAAAACGGCTTCTTATCCCGGCAGACTGCAAATGAGCAAATTCAGATGTACAGTAATCCTCGTGACTGGGATAGGATTATAAAAGAAAAGAAGGAAGAGCAGCAGGCTGACCTTCTTTACGAATTGAAATCCCGGCAGACATCCGCTACAGATAATGAAGTTGAACATAATCCGGCAGGAGGCGATAAACAATGAAGCAACCTACACAAAAACAGATACAGGACGCAAAAGATTTTATAAAATTACGTTTGCAGGCTGAAATATCTATGCAAACCCATTTAGAGGAACTTCTTGTGCAAGCGGCAAGAGAGATTATAGATATATCATTCAAGTACGATATTCAACCCTCAATGTTTCGTTTTTCCGCAAATGAAAACTTAAGGCAGGACGTTAATGAAGTACTCCGTAAGTTGCGTGAATTGATTTACGATTACACGGAAACCCTTTCTGTATATGATAGGGAAGAGGAAAGAAACGAGATTGTAGATTTTATAAACCGGAAAGACCACGGAAAAACATTATCAGAGCGCATCAACATTTATTGTAACCGATTTCAGTACGAGGTGGAAGCTGCCATTGCAGCCGGTCTGATAGCCGGAATTGGAAAAGATAAAATAAAGGATAGTGTAAGGTCTTACCTTAATGCACCCTATGCGAGCCCTTATTTTAAGAGTGCGGTCGATAATGGCGGAGCTTCTGCCACACGTATTAAAACAGATGGCATAAGTTATGGGGTAGGAAAGTCTAATTCTGCTTACAACTCGTTAAATACCCTTACCCGATTTGTTATAGGCTCTGCATGGATGTGGTTTTTGGGGATTGAGCATAAAAATAAAGGATATACAGGTTTCTACTCATATCGTGGGAGCAGCTACCCATGTTCCTATTGTGATAGCATGGTCGGGTATCATCCTATTTCTGAATATCAGAATCAATGGCATATAAGATGCTGTTGTTATTTTGTGTTTGTATAACTAAAAATTATAGTAATATGTTGAGAGGAAAAGAGGAACAGATTTCATTCAGCCGAGGACTTAGTGGAGAATGCAAGCGCTCCAGAATAAGCTTTAAGGAAAAGGCTTTTGCTGACCTTATTGCTATGGGATGGAAGGATAAAGATGCTTATCTTATTTCAGGTCTTTATAATCCTGTATATTCATCTAAAGTAAACGAAAAAGAGATGAATAAACTATTAATGGAAGAAGAACGGTTCATGACTTATTTAACTTCTATAAGCCGGAAGATTCAACGAATGCAAAAGGCCGTTGAGAAAGAAGCGGATTTTCCGGTTGATAAAGTTAGCGATGAGGATATTGCTTCCGAACTATCAAAGGAAAACCAGCTTCGTAAACTTATCGCCGCCCGTAAAAAGTATGACGGGAAAGAGGGATGCAAGGAGTGGATAGACCTTACAAAAATGATAGCCGATATTACGCAAATCAAAAAGGATGAAATAAAGGAAGAAGATAATACAGTCCATTTCTACCTGCCGCTTTCATGTAATAATTGCTCCTTGTATCTTGCTGCTAAAAAGAAAGCCGGGAAATAAATCCCGGCAGTTGTGTATCCTTCTAATCCTTAAACTTCCCACTTTTCACTTGCCAAATGCAATCAGCAGCCCATTGAACAAGATACGCCCTTGCCTCTCCATTACTGAAATTAAACCCGCCCAATTCAAATGAATCGGATATAAAGTCTGTGATATGGCTTGCTTCGTGGGCGGCAACCCCAACGGATAATCTGTCTTTTCTGAATATTCCGCAAAATATACCAATCCAACCGCTTTTTTTTATCGCTGACAGGATAACAAGTCGCAATAGTAAACGTGTTATTCCCTAATACTTCTGATGTAAAATCAGTACGCTCCATTTTATCAGTCAAGGCATAGAATTTATTCTGCATATCTCCCAATGATGGGTTAATTCCTACCCACAATCTGAATGGGTATATTGTCGGATTAAACTCGTGTATTTGGTATTTCTTCTCCAACATGGTTACTAACTTTTAATCGAAATACATTACTTTCTGACCTATACACACCTTAAAGCGGGAAAGCATCTCTGAATATTGAGTAATGTCGTTAGGATTCCTTTTGTTGATGAAAGCACCTGTACGCTTATGGTATCTGATACAAGCATTTTCGGGCGATTTAGCCAACACTTCTTTCTCGTTACTGAAACCAAACAATAATTGTTCTCTGTGCGATACCTTGTACCACTTTACTTGGCTTCTTATCTTTCTGAAATATTTTGCTTTCATGGTTACCTCTCCAACTCTTTTTTCATTTCATACATCTGCCTTTCCTCTTCAATAATTTTGGCGTCTTCTTCGTCAGATATAGGTTTAGCATCCGCACGGTCAAGGGCGCTCCCGATTGCCTTTAATACATCCACTTGCAGCTCTACATCAATGCAGTTAGCCACATACTGGACGTTGCGCACTATAAGCATTGGCAGATTGTCGACCTTATCTTCTATAGGAGTATTATCCAGCAGCATAAACATCATGCTTCCCGCCCCATATTCAACGGAGAAATCTCCGCTTACTGTTGATACCTTAATAAAAGGCAAATCACCTTTCTTGTACTTGACAAAGGTCATGTTTCCGATTTGCGTCTTTCCGAAATCCATAGTTTATAATATTTAATTAAGTAAATCTTTTAATCTTCATTCAAGAAATCATCGTCCGAATATTCCCAGCCTTCAAACAGCCCTGTCTTTGCTTCTTCCGCAATATTGGGGACATGCCTCATAAAATTGTTGCCAATATCTTCATTTCCGCACCATAACGTATAAGCGTTGCTGTACCCTTTATCTGCACGTTTCTCGCGCGCATATCCGAGGGACAGCATGTCAAGCCCCAACTTTCTTTGAGAAACAGGAACTGCACCGTTCTTTTTGCAGAACCGTTCGTAATTCTTGTATATCTCCGAAGATGCCAGTTCTATGGGACTACTTCCTTCAAATTCTTCCGGCTGGCACTCTTTATATTTGAGATATTCCGATATACTTCCGTCTACAAGTTTTCCATCTTTCCCGGTAACAGTAGACCGTATTCTTTCCAGTTTCAAATCAATCTTCCCACCCAGGTTCTCAGGCATTCGCCAGTTATTCTTTTTTAACTCACAAAGCCCCTTTACTATCCATGCCATTATACCAGCATATTCCGGCTTCATCCTTTCCGCAAGCATAGTATCTCTCTTTTCCATCGGTATTGTCTTGTCAAAGTTCAGTACGAGAGCACGGCGTTGCATACTTTCATCATCAGGGTCGTCCCGATTAAGAAAGTCTTTAGGCTGCCAACGGTAGTTGGAGTTACACAGCATGATAGGCGGTCTCTGCATCATTGTGATGTTTCCGCCTATTCCCCGACAGGCAATCGGTTCTCCACTGGATATAGCCTTGATTATACTCATATCCTTAAAATCCCCGCGGTTGCTTTCCGTGCAATACATAAGTCTTTTCTTTGACATGGAATAAGCGGCACGCAGTTGCTCGTCCCCGCCTCTTGCAAACTGGCTCATCTTGATGTTGAGTATTTCATCTTCCCCGAACATATCCTTCAGAACCCTGTAAATAACGCTTTTCCCATTTGCCCCCGTACCCTGCAATATAAGGAAATACTCGAAACTGATATTCTTCCTGTTAACAAGACAAGCGCCGAGGAACATCTGCAATATTCTTCGTTTGTGCTTCTCCGGCAATACTCCGTCCAACTCTTCCGTAGGTATCCAGCTCTCTCCAAGAAAGCTTCTCCATGTAGGACAGTTGAATATTTCCTTTCTGTCATATTTGAAAGGATACATCTTTACGCAGTCGAACTTAGGAGAATGGGGATAAGTCTTTAAGGTATTCATGTCAACCACGCAATTAGTGAAGCACATAATACTAAGGTCGGGTTGCAGCTCATGGTCTCTGATAACATTTATTATCCGGCTCATGTAAGCATACATGTTTTTATTGGTGCGGTCACGGGCTGCAACACCCATTTTCTCAAGCCACCTGTCTACGGCGTCATAAAGCACGTTGTAGTCCATATACTCGTATATCTTTCCGGTAAACACATACAACGGAACGCGATAATCGGCAGTGTCTCTCGTCACCACGCCATACCCTTCCCGGAATAATTCTTCAAGACGCCTACCGTATCTGTCTATACGTTCCGGATTACTCGTAACCAAAGATATGTCCCTAAATGTAGGGGCGTATTTATCACAATGCTGTGACAGCAATCCAAGCACATAATCCTTTAATTCCCTTCTGTTCATTATATGTCGCTAATTTTGTGTCAAAAAGAACATAGCTATATCTGCTATAGGCGCATTTTATAAAAATAGCCTTTTTCTTTTAATTATTAAGGCTAAATACATATAATCATGTTCTTTATCTTCCTTATGCAAATATACGACTATCTGATAATAAAACAAGTGAATTTTCTAATAAATATGGGAAAAAGCTAGAAAATAAGCTATGAATGCCTGTTTTATCAGAAAATGCGGAGATACAACGGGGTTCTTGTTGTAAAATATCGTTACAAGTTGATGAAAAATAGGGGGAATAAAAAATTTTTAGGTGAGGTGACTACGCCCGAATACTTTACATAATATAGGGGTGGGGTGGGGACTGTTTGGCTGGGTGTATGGGCGCTAATTACTGTGTAGTAGTGTGTTACGGTTTATATTATCTATATAATATAAAGTTTTGATTTGCTTACATTTCCCCTACTATCCCATCATTGGCGAGAATTGGGAAATAACACAACGTAGCCGAAGACACCCGCTAATAATTATAAATAAAATCAATATTATAAATATATGATATAGATAATATCTATTAATCATCGTACTCCGTTAACGCCTTGTGTTTATATGTGTTGTCTATATGTTGTATTTATAATATAGATAAAATCTATTGGCTTTAAATGTCTATGTTTATACTTGTTGATATTATATATTTACATTTGTTAGTGCTGTGTTTGTGTGTTATAATTAGTTGATAATAAGGTGTTTGATTATATGTTATTTATGTTTTAAAGCATGTGTATTTTATGAAAATATTTTGCAATATCCTTTGCTGTTTACGATATAATTTGTATCTTTGTAATGTAAGAAAGGGATAGATATAAGGTCTGGTTCTTACAAGCGTTGTTTATATTATGAGATAAAAAAAGGAGCTGCAAGTACGGCAATACTCACAACTCCGAAAGAAGGGAATAACCAAGAAAAGTACATCCCACTCCAACGAGGGCAAAAGTACTCATCTTGGTTATCACTTCCAAATTATCCTCTTTGAAACTCCGCTATACTTTGAATTATTAACAATTTAATATATATCATTATGAAAGCAATGAATTTCTACACTGCGAACGGTTGGGCTGGATCAAACTATGATAGCAAGTTATCTACAAAGGAAATCGCCGCAAAAGTTAGGGCGTATGCAAAAAAGAATTTCCCGGAGTTTAAATTCTCGGTTCGTTCTGAATGGAGCATGTACACGGATTCTATGTATATTGAGTTAAAGGCAGGCACTTGTATTCCTTTTATTGAAGGTTCCAGAAGTGCGGAACGTGGTTATATGTCTACGATGAACACCGTAAAGGGCTGGGAAAAGGATTTAACGCCGGAAATGTTTAAAGTGTTGGACGCTGTTACGACTTATGCAAGTTCTTTTCGTTACGATGATAGCGACGGTATGCAAGATTATTACGATACTAATTTTTATTTGAGTATAAAAGTTAGCGACGAATACCAGGTAATAGAGCCGAAAGTAAAGAAGAATGCACCGAAGAAGGGGCAGGAAGAAAGTACCAATGTAGTAGAACCCGTTACAGTTGAAGGTCTGGAAATGGTGGATTATTCCGAAAAAGCTATTGCGGTGTTCGGCGATACGAAAGCGATAAAAGAGCAGTTATTGGTAGAGGCTATAAAATTGTCGGAATCTGTTTCAAATACCAATATATCACAAAAGAAACGCGGAAAGAGTTTACAGGATATAATAGATCAAACACGCCGTTTAAATGGTCATGCTGGCCGCAATTGGTATTGGAGTTTTAAACGGGAAAAACTTATAAATAAGATATATTCGGATTATGTTACTAATATTCAGAAATTAGGCGCATTTTCGGATCCTGAAAAGAAATTTACAAAAGAAGAGTATACCGGTATAACTCCTACTGAAATTCCAGGTATTGTCGAAGTCGGGCAAAAAGAAGTTGCAATAAAGGAAGGCGATTTAATAGCATTCAAGACTAACAGCTTTCAAGATTCAGAGGTTTATAGAGGGAGTGTTGAATATAAAGAGCAATTAGGGTTTGTGGTTTTCGTGGATGGTGTGCAATATGAACTAAGAAAGGCGATAGATATTAGAAGGTTGCAGGATAAAACAGAACATCAGGAAAACGAAACGTACCCACTTGAAAATATCAGCTTCACTGAAACGGACAACCTTAACGGCGTATGCTATTACGACATTGAAGGCGCGGGAGTTATAACCAGCGCGAAAGTACGTGCGGATATACAGCCGGGCGATGTTTTCAACGTGTACACAGCAGAGGAGCGCAAATACATTGTAACCTACGACGGTGCAAGCCTGGAAAGTAGTTTAAATAAAGATTTACCCGGTATAATTGAAACGAATAACAACATAGAGGCGGGAACGTTGAGCGCTTCAAGTTTTTACAAGCCGATCCTTGAAAATGTGGAGCTCTACGAAAAGAAAGCAAATGACGAACGATACATAACGAGAAACAGCCCAAAAGGCGGTTATTATCATGTTATAGATACTTTGGATAATTGCCCGGTAGGATTCTTCCAAACAAAAGAAGAAGCCGAAAAAGAGGCGGAAATACTTAACGGGTTTACGGATGGTAACGGACGTTTAAAAAGTGTCGTATAATGTTCGGCGTTATGTTGCTTTTATTCGGCGCCGTGTTGTTCATCAGCAGCACCGATATAGAGAAAATAAGGGAACTTATAAACAACAGTAAAGAATCAGATAAATTTTGAATATATGTATTTAGGTTTTGTGCTTTGGGTAATCTTGCTAATTGTTATCTTATGGAATATTAGTCCAGCGCTGGTTATTACATCAGCTTTGATAGGCATTGCTCTTGCGATAGGGAAAACAAAAGATAATAAATCAGGTGAATAATATGGAGACTTTAAAGAACGTGTTTTTGAAGAAATACCCGCAATACGAGAAAGTTTTACGAGTATACGAAGAGGTTAATAAAGTAGAATGTACATTCGACAGCATAACAAAGCCGAGGTTGTACAACTTTGTTCAGGCTCTTAATGAAAGAGTAGCCACCAATAGCGCTAAAACCTATTGCGCTATGCTTAAATCGGTTCTTAATCTGTATAATGATGTATATTCCTTCCCGAAAGGTTTCGAGGTTATATTGACCTTGAAAAAGGACGCTACGCAAAGTACATGGTTAACGGACGACGAGATAAAAACACTGTTGGCATATAACCCGATTAACGATACGGAACGGGCTGTGAAAAACTGCTTTTTGCTCGGTTGTCTTACCGGTGCCAGGCATTCAGATTACATCAACTTTACGGATGATAATATAATAGACGGACGACTGATATACATTTCCCAGAAAACGAAAACAAAGGCCGAAATACCTGCGGCGCCTGCCGTGTTGCGTATTCTGAAGGAAAACCGGGAATATGGTATCAATGAACGAAAGGTTTCGGATGTGACATTTAACGATACGATAAGAAGTATTTGCCGCCGGTGCGGGATAAATAAGCGGATAAAACTATATCAGGCGGGTGAATATATAACCGGTGAAAAGTGGGAGTTTATTTCCTCGCATTCCGCCCGGAAGTCTTGCGCAACCAACTTATATTTAAGAGGTGCGGATTTGTATTCTATCAGCCGGATGTTGGGGCACTCCAGCGTAACGATGACCGAAACGTATATATGTTGTGGGCTGCGTGAATTGTCGGATAAGGTTATGGGGTATTTCAAAGGTTTTGAATAACATGTTTAAAAACATGCTTTATAAGACAAATCGCAGATTAATAAACAATAATTTTGCAAACAATAAAAAATAAGATTATGAAAACTTACGATGTACATTTCAACGACGCCAACGATTTTAACAACAAGGGTTTTAAGGAATCGTTCGAGTATTGTAAGGGGTATATAGAATCCTATAACGGTACCGATGAATCTTACTTTGCCGATTATAAGGGCGGTATTGTTTCAATTGTGTGTAATGAGAGTGGAGAAGAAGTCTATTCGGAAGAGGTAAAATAAAATATATCTCTATGGCACAAGCAAGTAAATACGCATATGATGAAGATAGTGTAAAGGCTATCGTTCATTGGGCTTTAACGGCTCAATTACCCACTCAAATAGAGTTGAGCGAATCGGAGAATATATTAGATGTTCAGAAGTACATACAAGCGAATATACACGATATAAACCAGCATTTTCCAGATCCGTTTTACAATCCGGCGATTGACAGGCTGTATCGGTTAAAAGAGTTTATGGAAAAACAAAAATGATTTTATAACCCAGTGGGTTATTTCGTTTGTTTTGGGTTGAATTTAACCCACTGGGTTGTTTGGGTTACAACTTGCTGTCCATCTTTTCAAATTCTTCCTGTACGGACTTGTTCAATACTTTGGCGTATATCTGGGTCGTTTTTATGTCTGTGTGTCCCATCATTTTAGCGAGATTTTCAATAGACACTCCCATATTTAAAGCCATTACCGCAAAACTATGCCTTGCCATATGGGAATGAAGGCTTAATTTGATTTTAGCAAGTTCTTGAACGATTTTCAGTCTTAAATTATATTGGTAATTGCTGATAGCCGGCAGTTTGAAATCATATTTTCTCAATATTTCCATTGCGGGTTTGAGAAGCATAAGGAAATACTCCTCTTGAGTTTTTACTCTTACATCCCTTATAAAGAATTTATTCTTTCTCTCTATAACCGTGCTGAAATCGAATTTAAACAGGTCTGCATACGACAATCCGGTAAAACATTGAAATATGAATAAGTCTCTCACTTTATCAATGCTTTCAGAAGCTATTTCTAAGCTCCGTATTTGATTTATTTGTTCTATGGTGAGGTATTTTATTCCTTCGCTTTTTCCCCTGTCGAATTTGAGCTTATTATAGGGGTTTTCTTTGATAAGCTCGTATTTTATCGATTCGTTTATGTATCTCTTTAGCCTTTTATGATAGCCGTGCACCGTCGTTTGCTTTGTGTATTTTTTATGCAAAAAGTGGTCATAGTACATTATGTTGGCCGTTGTTATATCAGAAAAATAAACGATTCTGCCAAACTCTTCCAGAGAGTTGATTAATGAAGCATGGGTGTTTAAAGTTCCCTTTCTTAAATCTGTTCTTTCGCTTACCCGGCGCTTTATGAAGTTTATGAAGCTTTCCTTTTGCTGGGAGTACTTAAGGAAGTGCTCCAGTTTATCAAAACTGAAAGCCTCTTTGTTTTTTATAAGATTATTGATGAACTCGTTTATGTTCTGCATCTGAGCATCAAGGCGCTCGTTTAAGTCTACCGACTGAACGGTATTTTTGACCTTTGTCTTATCATTCCATTGGTCGGAATACAATCTGACGCCTGTACTGATCCATTTCCTTTTCCGTTCGAACAATATTTCTATCTGAACGGTTCCTTTTGTTGTTTTGCTTGCCGTATGTTTCCGGTCAAAAACAAATCTTGCTGTAGGGTATTTCATAATTTAAAGATTTGGTATCACACAAGGGTATCACATTTGCCGCAAATTTAATGAAATAGGATGAAATAGAATGAAACGTAATGAAATAAAAATAGCACTTTGTTTATCATTCTAAATCATTGATTATTACATAAAATGCTGATAATAAATAAAAAGGGACTACGTTGTCGTAATCCCTTCCTGTGATCCGCTTGGGATTAAATTATATATTTTATTTATCTGATTATTATAGTATTATTTACTTGTTTTTATTTATTGGTATCACATAAGTATCTTTTTTATGGCGTTAATCTTTTCTTCATACTTCCAGGATTCATCTATCATATCACCTTTTCCTGAGCACAGCCATTTGACATTGAGCATAGGGAAAGCGTCTGATATGCGTGCTATCAAATCGCTTCCTATACTTCCTTTGCTCTTTCCGCTTCTGTCTGAATTTAGGATATATCCGTTCCCCAATCCGCAATATGATTCAAACGAACTATATCCCTTTATTATCTTCAAATCCTTTTTTGTGTATTCTACAAAGAGCTTTAGTCTATCTATTGCCCTTTCTTCTTGTGGCTTCGTTTTCTCCATTTCGCAATTTTGATTTTAAGATACACAATCAAATATATATTTGCCCTATCTTCTATCTGACAGTATGGGAACTTTCATTTTTAGCTCTTCCTTGAGCTGTTCTATTTCTGAAAGTTGTTTTTTGATTATTTCTTTCAGCACCTTTATCGTATCGTGAGCATCTCCCAGTTGGCTGACCGCTATCTCTAAATCCTTTTTTATATCGATTTCTTCTTTTTTTAAAGCAATATCAATCCCTGATGCATCAGATTGCATATTTTCTTCAAAAAACATGCTTCCTTTTCCAGTCAATATATATCCAGGGTTTATATTCTTGTAATGTGAACATACATAGCTTACAACATCTATTTGTATGCTATTTCTTCCATTCCTTGCATTGGAAAGTTTTTGTTTGGTCAAATCTGGAATCTCTTTGCATAAAGAGGCTCCGCTTATACCGACTTTGTCAAGTACTTCAAAAAACCTTTTTGTGACATCATCCATAATTTTTTTACTTTTTATTTTGCGGTACAGAAAATATGTACTATATTTGTCGCCGTAACAAGTACGAGATGTTACCAGACATTGATTAAACATTCTCCTTATGGAGTTTATATATGATTGCCTCGTAGTAGCTCGTACCTATTACGGGGCTTTCTATTTAAAGCCAGTTATACAATCGGCGGTAGGCTGCATAAGCAGAGAGACAGAGGGTTGTATTCCTAAAACTCGATACTGCGTGGGCGTGAGAAATCGAGAGGCGAACGAAACCGGAGTGCCTTCACAGCGACAAGTAAGCGAAAAGTCCGGGAAGATGGTAACTTGTTAATGCCATCCAGCTAAAAACAGCGTACTTTATACGAGCGATGACTGTTTGAATGCTGCTAATAGCCAAGAGGCGTAAAACCCTCTAAAGGGCGAGCTATGCAGCATTCAGCACCTTTACCGAGTGAGACTTTTACTTAATAAGTTAATTATTAGATTATAAATACTTGAAAATATAATTTTAAATTATAGCTTATGAATGAACTTGTTTTTAAAGGTCAGAACGACTAAGTTTTAACTAATAGTCTATTAGTGGCTGAAAAGTTTGGAAAAAGACATGCCGATGTAATAAGAAGCATTGATAATATTCTTAATACAGAGGATGAATCACTCAACGCAAAAATGCGTTTAGCTTTTGTTTCAACGACTTACGAAGATGTAACCGGCAAAAGTAATCCAGCTTATATTATGAATCAAAAAGGTTTCTCTATTTTGGTTATGGGATGGAATGGCATAAAGGCATTGAAATTCAAGAATGATTTTTACGATGCTTTTGAAGCGATGGAAAAAGCGCTAAAAGAGCAAAGGAAACCATTATCCCAGCTTGAAATCCTTGTTCAGTCCGCACAAGCTTTGCTTGAACAAAGCAGGCGTATCGAAAATGTAGAAAAACGCTTAGATGCAATGGAACAAGAAAGAGAGGAAAACGGTAAATTGCTTTTGGCTGTATCAGTTTCATCAGAGAAAGTCCCGGAAATGCCTTTGCGTGACAAAATACGTCAGTTGGTGAATAAATATGCTTCAGCACTAATACGAGACAGCAAGATGTGTGGCATAAGATTTACGACCAGCTTTATTATCTATACCATATATCAATACGCAACTACAAGAAAATAAGGCGTGATGAGTCCAAACTTGAAATCGCTGAACGTAATCATTTTCTTGATAAAATATACACCATTATTTCAAACCTCATTCGAGAATACAAGGCTGCTTAAGTAGTCTATAACCGATTGTAAACATTTCAAAGACCAATTTTAGACCTGTTTTTTATGCCTTGGATAAATATGTTTTATAACATATAATTTTCTGTACTATTTTCTTTAAAGTACAAAATATATGTACTATCTTTGCGATGTTCTTAGAACGAAAGAACGACAGCAACAAGGCATAAAAAATAGAAGCAACTATAAAGCCGCTTATCTTTTGTTTTTACATCGGCGAATATAGTGTATTTTCTATATAAAAGCAAATAAAATGAGAAAATTTATATAATAAGTGGTATGAAAATAACAAGAGAAGATATTTTGAAGATAAAACCTGAGAGTTCGCTCAAGGTACGCTTAAGTGATTATAGGGCTTGCGATTCGGCGAGGGCTATTGCTTATAGAACTGCACTGGCAGACCCAAGGCCGGATGTGGAGAGGTATAAAGTATCCATTAATACGAAGACATGGGAATTAACAATTACAGCTATTAAAAAGTCATGACCCGTACAGAAGCAAGAATCTTAGCAGAAGAATTGTACAAACTTATGCGCAAGGATGTGAAAATGTTTGTAGAAGCAACGGTGGTAAAATGCTCTGATGAATGGGTCGGGGTAGGAGAGGCCGCCGAAATTCTTGGATGTTCAACAGGAACTCTTTATAACAATATATCTAATATTCCTCACACAAAGAATGGTAGACTTCTTCGGTTTAAAAAATCAGCATTGATTAAATATTTGGAAAGATGAAAACCTACGATTTAAACAGAGCCTCTCGGCTTGCACTTCGGATAGCCTTAGTTATTGCGGTAATGGCAGGATGTATATACAGCGGCCATGTGGAATACAACGACGATGTGTTATCCGGCATGAGTTCTGATAAGTACGACTTTATCAGTATCCAGATAAATGACAGTTCGCAGTCGGCGGTAGTATCCGAGTATATGAGCAACAAGCAGTACTACGACAGCCTCGACTATTAGAAAACATCTTCCCTCTTATCTCAGCCAGGCAGAGTGTCGCCTCGGTTATTATTCGTGAAAGTTTAGTTATTTCCGGTCTGTGTATTCCGGTGGTGAAGGTCGCACGTTCGAATCGTGCAGAGGGAGCATTATACATAGTTCTTTGACATGATTAGATATATAATATAAGATATATTTCTGCGTAGGCACAGAAGCGAAGCCCGGACGGGTGGATAGTGGTGGGTGCAAGTGGAACGGAATTGACACCGATAGCAACCGAGGATAAGCCGATGACGGGCGAATGGTTGCAAATGTCTGATAGTGGTAAGACCACAAAGTTGAAACGAACTTTCTTTCAGCCAAGAAAATCATCTTTACTTGTGCAAGTATGCGGGGCAGGTGTCCGTATCGCTGAGAGATACAGGTCATAAAGACAACATAAGCGTCCGATACAGTCTTAAATCGGTATAAAGTATGCGGTGGTAATGAAAGGCGGCCGTACACGCTTATTATATATAGCCAACGGTATGCGAGATGCAGGAAATCGGATTTCCCCGTTGGCGCAAATGAAAAACTATTAAATATGAGTGAATTGCATATTTCTCCGGAACGTCATAACAGGAACCTTGTTACCGGAAGATTCTTAAAAGGTTGTATTCCTCACAACAAGGGGAAATCAATGGTTTACCATTCCAAACGGTCACAAAAGAGAAGTCTTGCCGGCCTTGCCAAAGGCCGTGGGGCATGGCATAAGACCGGAGCCGGAATGAATAAAAAGAGCGTGGTTCTGATAAAAGACGGACGTCTGTGTGGCGTATTCCCTTCCATTCAGGCAGCAGGCAGCGCGTTAGGCGTCAGTCCGTCTTTGGTAGGCAGGGTATGTAGAAAGCTGCGTAATAACCACACGGCGAAAGGGTTTCAATGTTTTTTTGAAAGCGATAACAGTTGGTGTGATTTAATCAAATGAGTATGGATAGTAATAGACAAAATATCTTAACCAATTATATTTCCTACCTGTACACAACGGGTAGAACTTATGATACCATCGGCAAATACATCAAATATGTAACGGATTTTCTTGAAAGCGCTGAAGAAATCAATCGCCGTGGTTATCTGGCTTATAAGCGTGAAAATGCCAATATTGGGGCACGTTATCCATTGATGAGTGAATCCATTTGTGATTTATTATTCCACCTTAAAATCGGGTATAACCGTCGGGAAAAGAAAACAAAGACATTGGAAAGGCTTGATACCATTTCAGAAAAGAACAGGAAACTTTTGAATGATTTTATAGTATGGCTTACCGATAGCAATGATTACTCTTCGCATACTGTAGATATTACCACACCTCTTTGAAACAATACTTTGAATATGCCAATGATATAAGTATGGAAAACTGCAAGAGGTTTATACGGACTTTGGAAGAGAAATCACTGTCCCCGCAAACCATCCGTTTGCGTATCACCGCTTTAGAAAAGTTTTCCAAATGGCTAAAAAAGCCGATAGAGCTTAAACGGCCTAAGATGAAGCGTAAGCTTGATGTGGACAATGTCCCGACAGAAGAGGAATACAACCGACTACTGGATTTCCTGAAAACGAAATCCAACAAGGATTATTACTTTTTTATCAAGGTATTGGGTACAACGGGCGCACGTCTGTCAGAATTCCAACAATTCACGTGGGAAGACATGGCAGCAGGTGAGGTTACGCTTCGCGGCAAAGGCAATAAATACCGTCGCTTTTTCTTTCAAAAACAGTTGAGACAGGAAGCGATGGCATACATGAAAGAGAATGGTAAAACGGGACTTCTCGCTGTTGGGAAATTCGGCCCGTTAACTCAACGAGGTTTTTCACAACATTTGAAAGCATGGGGTAAACATTGCGGTATCGATTCAAGGAAGATGCACGCGCATGCCTTACGGCATTTTTTCGCTAAAATGTTCCTGAAGAAAAATAAGGATGTCATTCAACTGGCCGACCTTCTCGGTCATGGTAGTGTAGACACAACAAGAATTTACTTACAAAAAAGCTATGATGAACAAAAAAGAGATTTTAATCAAAGCGTTACGTGGTAGTGTAGCGCAGCTCAATGAGCTGTCGACCATGACTGAAGGGATAGATGTTTATAATGCCACCGGGCATGTTGACACGGAGTTTCTCATAGAAGCGCTATCCTGCGTCAATACCTTCATGGATGCGAGCAATACGGTTGTTCAAAAAATATCTTCACTTTTAGCGCCGGACGCTCCAATGGACGAAAAGAAAAAACAGGCTGATGAAGGTAAGAAATGGAATGTGGAAGATATACTAAAACATTGTACTCTTGAGGACAGTGTTCTTAAACTTCCGAAAGTACAATTTAATAAAAAATCCTATGCTGAAGCCAAGAAGTGGATTGAGGAAGCCGGCGGTTCCTGGCAAAGTGGAAAAATACAGGGTTTTACATTCCCGTTCAATCCGGAGAGGGTGTTTTCAATCCTTAAAGAAGGGAAGCGATGCAATCTTCAGCAGGAATACCAGTTCTTTGAAACGCCACCTCAGCTGGCGGACTGGCTGGTCATGCTTGCCGGCGGAATACATGAGAATGATACGGTACTGGAGCCGAGTGCCGGCCGTGGTGCTCTCATTAAAGCCATTCATAGGGCTTGTCCTTCCGTAACAGTAGAATGCTATGAATTGATGCCGGAAAATAGAGAGTTTTTGCATTCGTTGGATAATGTGATAATACTTGATGAAGATTTCACGAAAGATAGCGTAGGAAGCTATACCAAGATTATCGCCAACCCGCCTTTCTCAAACAACCAGGATATAGAGCATGTGAGGATTATGTATGAGCGTTTGGCGGCAGGTGGAACGCTCGCAGCCATTACCAGCTCTCATTGGAAAATCGCTTCGGAAAAGAAATGTGTTGATTTCCGTAACTGGTTGGAAGAGGTACATGGAGAAGTTTTTGAAATCGGTGCAGGAGAATTCAAGGAAAGTGGGACATCTATAAGTACGATGGCAGTAGTGATAAAGAAATAGAGATACTCCCTTCCCGTCAAATTCGGGCACGCTGAAAAGCCAAACACGTATTGTTGCGTTGAGGGGAGCCAATATTTATTAATCTTTAAATATATAGAATTATGATTGGGAAAAAAGTAATTATTAGAGCAGACAGAGCGGGCGTATTTTACGGAGTATTGAAAGAAAAAAATGGTAGTGAGGTTACATTGACAGACTGCCGAAGATTGTGGTGTTGGCATGGGGCTGCATCTATCAGCCAATTAGCTGTTGAGGGAACGAAAAGACCTAATGATTGTAAATTTACATTAGTTGTACCGATAATCTCTATTTTGGGAGTTATAGAAATAATTCCTTGTACAGATGAAGCGATAAAATCCATTGAGGAGGTAGCCGTATGGAAGAACAGATAAGAAAGTTTCTTAGTATATACTCTGGCGATGGCTCTGGCTCTGGCTATGGCTATGGCTATGGCTATGACGATGGAATTAAAACATTCAATGGTGACAAAGTATATATCATTGATGATATTCCTACAATTATCAAGCATGTTCATGACAATGTAGCTAAAGGATATATACTGAACGATGACTTTACATTGACCGAGACATTTGTTGCAAAAAGGAATGGGAAATTCGCTCATGGAGAAACATTGCACGAGGCCTTTGCGTCGCTTCAAGAAAAATTGTATGACGATTCAACTGAGGAGGAAAGGTTGGAAGCTTTTAAAAAGCATTTTCAGGACTTTACTAAAAAGGTATCGGCTAAAGAATTGTTCCATTGGCATCATGTGCTGACCGGTTCGTGCAAGCAAGGAAGGCTGTCATTCTGTGCCAATAAGGGAATAGACATTGACAATGATACTTACACCGTACATGAGTTTATAGAGTTAACTCAATATTCTTATGGCGGTGATATAATCAGAAAATTGAAGTAATATGTAATTATCCCGTGGCTCTCAATAGATGTTTGAGAGTAGTAAGGCAACCATCGGAACGCTCAGGGGAGCAAATTTTCATCTAAAACAGATTAAAATGAAACAGATTACAGAAATGACCGAGCAAGAAATTCTTGCGTTAACGGAGGAAGATGTACAGAAAATGATAAAACTCCGCATGATGGAGGAAGGTATCAAACTTTTGGATAAGCCGAAAGTTCCCGAATTGTTCGAGATTGAACCTGCCGACATACAGTATTTCTCAATTCCGCTTTTGGATGGTTTTGTGTTTACCGACCTTGAAGAAGCGACCAAGGTTGCGGAAACACTGAAAAATGCAAAGTCATTACGAAAGGTTGATTACGATTGGAATAAAATTGGAAGTGATTACAAGTACCTTAAAAAGAGTTATCGGTACAAGTTTAACGGGGAATCTGACTTTGATATTCTTTCAGGCTGGGCTTATTCCAATGAACTATACGCTAAGATTTCAAGTTTCGCCGCACAGAACAAGATAATGAAAGAACAGGCGGAGAAAGACAAAAAAGAATATGAAAATCAGCTTTCCGAATCGGCAGAATTGATACAAGAGATAACAGGACGTGTTCGTGAGATTCATAACAAATATGAACGCCTGGAAAGACTTGTTTACAAGTTTACAACCGATTACTATCCGTTGTCTGACAATAACGAAGATATGGCTATAAAGTTCATGACTAAAGCATATTCCTTGAGTGATGAAGAAAGAGAGTATATTCTATCGAAATACAGTAAGTATAATAAACCAACGGAGGCGTAACCTTGTATTAGGCGTAATCAGAGTATTTTCAATCCCGTCCACGTGCTGGTCGGGAAACACTGCGATATGGCGAAATGGTAGACGCACGAAGAGTACTGGAACTTTACCCAGCCGGAAGGGTTACTCAAATCAGAAAGTTCGTCCCGGTTCGAATCCGGGTGTCGCAACATCTTCACTACAGATGAAGTATTTGTTTAATCGTATCCGGGCGGTCTGTGAAGATATTCCGGTTTTTTATTGAAACCAATTAATAACAATATAAATATGAAAAAGAAATTTACTCCTGAAAATATTCAGGAACTTAAAGAGAATCAAATATTTGTTTTTGGCAGTAATATGAACGGCAACCATGCCGGTGGAGCAGCCAGATTAGCAGTTGAGAAATTCGGTGCAATCATGGGACAAGCCGAAGGATTGCAAGGGCAATCCTATGCTATTCCTACGCTGAATGAAGATATGGAGAAAGTCACAGAAGAAGATTTGATAACCTATTTGGGCAACTTGCGGAATTTTGCCAACGAACATCCTGAAAAGGAGTTTCTTCTTACCGCCATTGGGACGGGAATAGCGGGGTTTGATACAAATTATATGGCATATATGGCTCTCAGAGCAAACCTTCCTGATAATGTTGCTATCCCGAAAGAATTCAGTAAGATAAAAGGGTTCAAAGGCTTCAATTCTGATATGACTTGCAGGGGTTTTAAATATGAAGAGGGAAAAGATTACGAAGAACAAGGTGATATAAGCGCTTGTAGTAATGGTTTCCACTATTGCCTTCATCCCTTAGATGTATTTGGCTATTATCCTCCTGCAAACATTGGTATGAACAAGTTCCATGAAGTTGAAGGAAGTGGGGATATGGATGTTGATACGGATGATACCAAAATTGCTTGCTCAAAAATCCACATAGGGGCAGAGTTAAGTATTAAAAGCATTGTTGATGCGGCAATCAAGTTCACTTTCAGCAAATGTAAGTGGGTAAAGGAAAAGATTGCTACCGGCAACCATGGCGCTGCATCAGCTGCCGGCTACCATGGCGCTGCATCAGCTACCGGCGACTATGGCGCTGCATCAGCTACCGGCGACCATGGCGCTGCATCAGCTACCGGCAACTATGGCGCTGCATCAGCTACCGGCTACCATGGCGCTGCATCAGCTACCGGCGACTATGGCGCTGCATCA